AGGTCGACTACACCGGCGAGACCGCCGGCTTTCCCGCCATCCGCGTCGACCTCCAGGACGGCCAGCTCCGCACCGAGTGGCTCCCCTGGTTCACGCCACGCGCCGGCGGCGATGTCGTCTGGGATCCGCCCACCGTCGGCGAGGTGGTGATGCTCCTGGCCCCGTCGGGCGAGCTGGCCAACGGCGTCGCCATCCCAGGCTTGTTTTCTGATGGCAATGCCAACGGCGACCGCGCCAACCTCCACCGCCGCACCTACGGCGACGGCACCGTGGTGGAGTACGACCGCGACAGCCACACCCTCACGGTCGACGCAACGGCCAGCAGCTCCACCGTCATCGTCAAGGCCAGCCAGGTGCAGATCCAAGGCACCGAGCAGGTCACCATCACCTCCCCCCAGCTCCACCTGAACCCCGGCGACTGACCATGGCGCAGCTGATCCGCATCGGTGACCCGGGCAGCCACGGCGGCGCGATCATCACCGGCAGCGACGACACCTTCTGCAACGGCATCGGCGTCGCGCGCGTCGGCGACACCTACAGCTGCCCCATCCACGGGCCCAACCCGATCACATCCGGCAGCCCCGACACCACCGCCAACGGCCAGCCCGTCGCCAGGGTGGGCGACACCACCGCCTGCGGCGCCACACTGGTGGCCGGCAGCACCGACACCGAGGTGAACTGATGGCCGGCATGAACCGCAACACCGGAGACTCGCTGGGTGGGTTCGATCACCTCCGCCAGTCCATCCAGGACATCCTCACCACGCCGATCGGCACCCGCGTCCACCGGCGCGAGTACGGCAGCCGCATCCCCAGGGCCGTCGACCGCCCGATCAACCAGGCCTTCATCGCTGACGTCGTGGCCGGCACCGCCGAGGCCCTCGACCGGTGGGAGCCCCGCCTCCGCCTGGAGCGGGTGATCATCGACAGCATCTCGGCTGATGGCCAGATCGCGCTTAGCCTGGTTGGGTACTACCTGCTCAACGGCGAGCGGATCGAACTCCAGGGGCTGGTGATCTGATGGCCACGCTCGACTTCAGCTCCCTGCCAGCACCGGAGATCATCGAGGAGCTGGACTACGAGCAGATCCTGCAGTCGATGATCGCCGACCTGCAGGCCCGCGATCCGTCCTACACCGAGATCCTGGAATCGGACCCGGGCATCAAGATCCTGGAGGTGGCCGCGGCCCGCGAGCTGCTGATGCGCCAGCGGATCAACGACGCCCTCCAGGCCACCCTGCTGCGGTTCGCGCTGGCCGGCGACCTGGAGAACCTCGCCGCCTTCTACGGCGTCACCCGCCTGGTGGATGAAACCGACGAGGCCCTGCGGCTGCGCACCATCGAGCGGATCATGGGCAGCAGCACCGCTGGCGGCGCCGCCTGGTATCGCTACCAGGCCCTCACCGCCAGCGAGCTGGTGAAAGATGCGGCCGTGAGCTCGCCCGCCCCCGGCGAGGTGCTGGTGAACATCCTCTCGACCCAGGGCAACGGCACCGCCAGCACCCAGCTCCTCGAGGCCGTCGACGAGGTGCTGCAGAGCGACAGCGTGCGGGTGATCACCGACACCGTGACCGTGGCCAACGCCACCATCAACACCGTGCCCGTCACCGCCCAGGTCTACCTCTACCCCGAGACCCCGATCGACGTGTTCAACGGCCTGCAGGCCCGCCTCACTGCCGCGTTCACTGCAGCATCAGGCCTGGGCTGGGACGTCACCCGCACCTGGCTGATCACCCAGCTCCACCCGTCCGGCGTGCAGCGTGTGGTGTTGACTGCCCCTACAGCTGATGTAGTCTGCGGCCCCAGCCAAGCTCCGGCACTGGGCGCCATCACGCTCACGATGGCAGGGCGTGATCGATGACGGCCAGCCGCCACGACCTGCTCCCGCCCAACGCCACACCGCTGGAGCGTGACTTCTCCCGCGCCACGTCGCTGTTCGAGCGGCTGGCGTACACCAGCAGCCAGGTGTTCGAGCCAGACGTCTTTGAGCCGGACGTGTTCGACGACAGCCGGGTGGTGCCGAACATCCGCACGGCGAAGCGCACCGACATCCCCGACTCGGTGGTGCCGTGGCTGATCTACGAATACGGCCTCGGCGAGATCCTGCCCTACCTGGGCAACAACCAGCGCCGCGCACTGGCCGATGGTGTCCTCTGGCAGCGGATCCGCGGCACCCCTGAGTCGGTCCGCATCGCCCTCAGCTGGATCGGGCTCACCGGCCTGATCGAAGAATCGGAAGGTGGCAGCGCACGATGGGCCGAGTACCAGCTGGGGCTGAGCGCGCCGACGACCGGCGAGCAGATCATCGACGACATCGTCGCGGTGACGCGCATCAGCAGCCCGGTGCGGTCGCGGCTGCAGCGGATCTACGCCGGCTACGACTTCCGCCGGTTCGTGCTGGACGACAGCCTGCTCAGCGAAGGCGGGATCCTCTCCGATCACAGCGGCGTGAGGCCCAGGCCGGACTGGCCGCAGATCAGCTACGGGCAGACCCACTCGGCGCTCGTCGCTGCCGCCACGCAGCTGAGAAGCGCCCACACCGATCTGGTCACCGTGCTGGCGCGCATGAGCGACCAGTTCGTCCTCTCGGTGAGCAGGCTCGATGAGGAGTGGCACACGATCAACCATCCATCGCTGCTCAGCGATCAGGAAGGCAACCGCGCTGCCTACATCGGCCAGGTGTGGGGGGCATTCATCTGGCAGCCGATGCCATGGGGCAGCGTGAACGTCGTGGCCTCAAGCACTGTCACCACGGAGACGGCGTAGCATGGGCGGAAGCAGAGGGCGACCATGGCGGCAGTCCTGACCACATCTGGGCGGATCGCCATCGCCGCGGCGATCAAGGCCCGCACCGCTCACCTCGCATGGGGTAGTGGCGACGCCGGCTGGGGCAACACGCCCCCCGATCCGCCAGGCAATGCCACCGCCCTGGTGGCCGAGATCGCGCGGCGCAGAGCCAACCAGGTGGAATACTGCGTGGCCGCCACCAACGGTTCGATCGTCGTCCCCGAGGGGAGATTCAACATCACCCCTACGCCCAGCCCCAACCTCTACTTCAGGTTCCAGTTCGACTTCGCCGACGCGGTTGGATCGACCATCCGTGAGATGGCGATCTTCCTCGACACTGTGCTGGCGGCCGGTGTCCCCGAGGGCCAGTTCTACCTGCTGCCTGCTCAGGTGGCCCAGCCCGGCACCATGCTGGTCATCGAGCGACGCGCGCCCATCGTGCGTGCCGCAACCACCCGCCAGCTGTTCGAGTTCGTGGTGAGCTTCTGATGACCCTGACCGGCTACTACAACCGCTTCAACGCCGGCGACCGCTACGACGAGTTGCTGTTTCGTGCCGGCAAGGGCCTGCAGTCGGCCGAGCTGAACGAGATTCAGAGCGGCCTGATCGACCGGCTGAAGCGCATCGCTGATGCGGTGTTCAAGGACGGCGCAGTGATCAGCGGCACGCCGCCGACGATCGACGGCACGACGATCAACTGCCCGCTCAGCCTGATCTACCTGCGCGGTGCCGTGCGCGAGGTGCCGACCCGCAGCTTCACCATCAGCACCACCGGCCTGGTGCAGGTTGGCGTCTACCTCCTCGATGAAGAGATCACCGAGGTCGAGGACGCCGATCTGCGCGACCCGGCGATCGGCACCCGCAACTACACCGAGCCCGGCGCTGGCCGCCTGCGCGTCACCCCAACCTGGGGCCGCAACGGCGACGGCAGCACCGGCGAGTTCTATCCGGTGTGGACGATCATCGACGGCACCCTCCTGAACCAGGCTGGAGCGAACGTCGGCAACGCCTTCACCGAGGCGCTCGCCCGCTACGACAGGGAGAGCAACGGCAGCTACATCGTCACCGGCCTCAGCGTCACCGCCCTGGGCCTGGCGGCCGGCGTGAACGCCTTCAGCGTGCGCGAGGGCGTCGGCAACATCTTCGGCTACAAGGTCGACCGCGGCACCGCCACCCGCCTCAGCTACGCCGAGGATCCCGACCTCGACTTCGTGGATTCTGAGCCGGACACTTTCACCGGCACGACTGGCGGCAGCGCCACCATCCAGCTGAACCGCGCCCCGGTGCAGGCCATCAGCGAGGTGGTGATCACCCGGGAGAAGACCGTCTCGATCACGCGCGGTGGATCCAGCGGTGGCCAGGACACCCTGCCCGATGTGTCGGTGCTCAGCATCCAGTCGATCGTGCAGGGCGGCACCACCTACACGCCGACGACCGACTACTTCCTGAACGGCGACAAGGTGGACTGGAGCCCCGCCGGCGCAGAGCCGGCGCCCGGCTCCACCTACTCGATCACCTACCGCTTCCTCGGCCCGGCCACGCCCACCTCCGTGAACCTGCAGGCCGGCACCTTCACGGTCACCGGTGCAGTGAACGCCACGCTGGTGCTGAGCGACTACAGCTGGAAGCTGCCGCGCTACGACCGCATCTGCCTCGACCGCGATGGGAACTTCCAGCGGGTGAAGGGCATCGGCTCCAGGTTCACGCCAGTGCCGCCGGACGTGCCGCCGAACCTCTTGTCGCTGGCGACGGTGGAGCAACGGTGGGGGCTCACCCCGAACGTAACCAACGACGGCATTCGCGCAATCCCGTTCGACCAGCTGGAGCGGATGCGCCGTCTGGTCGTCGACCTGTTTGACCTGGTGGCCGTCGAGCGGCTGCGCGTCGACATCAGCTCACGTGAGCCATCGAGCAAGCGCGGGGTCTTCGTTGACCCGTTCATCGATGACGACCTGCGCGACCAGGGCATCGCCCAGACGGCTGCGATCGTCAACGGCACCCTGCAGCTGCCGATCAGCGCCGCGGCCTATTCGGCGGCCGACAACAACACCCAGGACTGGCTGCTGCCGTTCACTGAGGAGGTGATCCTCGAGCAGACGCGAGTGACGGGCAGCAGCCGGATCAACCCGTTCCAGGCGTTCGACCCGATCCCCGCGCCCGTCACCCTGACTCCATCGGTCGATCGGTTCGTGCTGACCGAATCCGTGTGGACGTCCGACGAAACGCGGTGGATCGTCTCCTGGGCTGGCCCAGGTCCTCGCGGGCTCTCGATCACAACCGACACCATCCGAAACGAGCTGCTGAGCACAACTGAGCGGCCGGCCGAGTTCCTGCGGCAGATCCAGATCAACTTCACACTGGCTGGGTTCGACCCAGGCGAGACCCTCACCCAGGTCCTGTTCGACGGGATCAACGTCACCCCACCCTGAGCATGCCCCTCACCGCAAACGGCGCAGGCCAGATCACTGGCTCCTTCACAATCCCCACCAACGTCCCCACCGGGACGAAGCGGGTCACGTTCCTGGGCAACCAGGGGACCTTCGGCGCTGCGCGCTTCATCGGCGAAAGCATCATCCAGACGATCACGCAGCGCCAGGTGCGGACGATCGAAACCCGCATCTTCGATCCCCTCGCCCAGACCTTCCGGCTGGAGCAGAGTCGGTTCGTCACGGCCATCGATGTGCGGTTCGCCGCGCGCGGCAGCACCGCCAACAACGTGGTCCTGGAGATCCGCGAGACCGAGCTGGGCCTGCCCAATACCGTCACCCTGGCGGAGGGCGTGCTGCTTGGCTCGGCCATCATGGTTGGGGCGTGGAACAAGATCAGCCTGACCCGGCCGGTGTACCTGCAGGCCGGCGTCGAGTATTCGATGGTGCTGCTCACGGATGACGCGGTGCACGCGGTGAACATCGCGGAGCTGGGCAAGTTTGACGCGGCGGCCCAGCAGTTCGTCACCAGCCAGCCGTACACCATCGGCACGCTGCTCAAGAGCTCCAACGCAAGCACGTGGACGCCGGTGCAGGAGGCGGACCTGGCGTTCAGGATCTACGGCGCCAACTTCACCAGCAACACCCGCACGGTGGATCTGGGCCCAGTGCGGGCGGCGGTGATCACCAGTCTCACGCGGTCGGGCAGCACGGCGACGGCAGTCTGCGATCGGCCGCACCGCTTCCCCAACGGGCAGAAGGTGGTGATCAGCGGCGCGAACCAGTCGAGCTACAACGGCACACCGACGATCACGGTGACCAACCCAACGACCTTCACCTTCTCTGTTTCCGGCAGCCCCGCCACGCCCGCGACCGGCACGATCCTCGTCGCTCCTGCGGACACCACCGACCTAGTGGCCCTGGCTGGCGTGGAGCGTGTGAGCAGCGCCACCGACGTGGAGTTCGTCTTTACCCGCTCGGACGGAGTGCAGGCGCGAGCGTCCGAGAACGCCCGCATCAGCCTGGCCGAGGATGTGAACCTCCCCCTCACCCTGTCGGCGATGCTGCGCGGCACGCCGACCGAGAGCCCATTCCTGTTCGCCGGCACGCAGGCCCTGCTGGGCAACCTGCGCGAGTCGGCCAACTACGTGAGCCGGGCGGTGCCATGCGCTGCTGGCGCGCGGGTTAGCGTCACGTTCGAGGCACTGCTGCCCGGTGGCTCGGGCGTGGTGGTGGAAGTGGAGACCAGCACCGCCACATGGCAGACCGTGGCGCTCACCAGCTCCTCGGCCGTGGGCGACGGCTGGACGGAGCAGGTGCACACCGTGGCAAACTTCTCTGCCGGCGGGGCCACCACCCGCGTGCGCCTCACGCTGAGCGGCTCTGCCGCGGCCCGGCCCCGGCTCCGCCAGCTTCGTCTTGTGGTGATCTGATCCCATGCCCATCGACGATCGGACGACAAACCGCAGCTACCAGCTGCCGAACGCGGCCAACAACCTGAGCGATGACGTGGCCCGGCTGCGGGCTGCACTGCAGGGGATCGACGCGGACATCTTCGCCCGGTACACCAAGACCGAGGTAGATGCCCTGATCAGCGGCCTGATCCAGGGTGCGCCCGGTGCGCTCGACACCCTGAACGAGCTGGCCGCTGCGATGGGTGACGATCCGAACTTCGCCGCGACGATCACCAACCAGCTGGCGCTGAAGGCCGACCTCGACGAGGTCTACACCAGGGCCCAGGCTGACGCCCGCTACGTGCAGGGCTCGACGCAGGTGGAGATGGTGTTCATCGCCACCGCCAACCAGTCGGTGTTCACCCTGGCCACGGCGGTGATCAACAAGGCCTCGGCACTGGTGACGGTCGACGGCGTGGTGCAGCCGACCAGCGAGTACAGCATCAACATGACGGGCACCGAGCTCACGCTGAGCGAGGGCGTGCCGGTGGGGACGATCGTGCGCGTGCTGGCCCTGGGCGTCGCCAGCCCTGGCGCACCGGCCGACGACTCGGTGACCGAGCCGAAGCTGCGCACCGGCGCGGTGTCGACCAGGGCGCTGGCGGTGGGCATCGCGCCAACGGTGAGCAGCATCAATGCCGGCCCGCTGGCGGGCTTCCGCAACGCGATCATCAACGGCCATTTCTGGCTTTGGCAACGAGGCACAAGTTTCACCGGCTCAGAGTATGGCGCCGATCGATGGCGGAATCTTCGCAATGGCACCGCATGCACGATGAGCCGGCAAACGTTCAGCCTCGGGCAAACTGAGGTACCTGGAGACCCTGAGTTCTTCTGTCGGATGGTTGTCGCGTCTGTGACGGGAGCTGACAACTATTCGCTGTTGCAGCAACGCATTGAGTATGTGCGCACGTTCGCGAACAAGAAAATTACAATCTCGTTCTGGGCAAGAGCAACCGCGCCTGGCAGCATCAGCATCGAGCTGGAGCAGATCTTCGGGACAGGCGGATCGCCAAGCGCTCCCGTGACTGGAATCGGCGTCGTGAAGAAGCAGGTGACTACTTCCTGGCAGAAAATTGAGCACACGGTTACGCTGCCTTCACTCAGCGGCAAGACACAAGGCGCCGATGACGATTGCCTGGCCCTTAACATTTGGCTAGATGCAGGATCAAACTTCGCATCACGCACTGCCGAACTGGGCCACCAGTCCAACACGTTCAGTATCAGCCAGGTGCAAGTCGAGCTCGGGCCAATCAGCACGCCATTCGAGCGCAGGCCTGAGGCCATCGAGTTCGTTCTGTGCCAGCGCTACTACCAGGCCGGCACGCGCGTCAACGTCGGTGGCGTCACGGCTAATGGGGTCGGGCTCTACTCATCCGTGCAGCTCCCTGTGAGAATGCGGCGCACGCCGGCTGCCGAGCAAGAAAGCGTCGCGTTTGTCGGCAGCTGCAACGACATCTCTGTCCTGCTGGGCACCGGCCACATGGACGTGATTGTATCCAACACAACTGGCGGGGCAGGCATTGCATCTGCCTTCTACGCTTTGTCCGCTGAACTGTGATGAGTTCTGCGTCGCCACCGTTCTTCACTTCGCCCCCCTTGACCCATGCCACTGCAAAGGATCCCCGGCGCCATGGTGTCGGACTCGACAATCACAGGAGCGGACGTCCAGAACAGCAGCCTCACCGCCGCCGACGTGGGCGAGTCGCTCATCCGCCGCGGCACTCAGCAGGCCACCACCAGCGGCACCTTCCGAGAGTTCACCGGCATCCCCTCCTGGGCCCGCCGCATCACCGTGAACCTGTGGGGCGTCTCGACGAACGGCACCACCAACATCCTCGTCCAGCTCGGCACCGGCGGGGCCCCCAGCACGGCCGGCTACACCGGCTTCAGCGTCTTCTCCTGGGCCAGCGGGGTGGTGCCGGTGTCGTCCGTGAACGGCATCCCGGTCTTCAACAACGCGGCCTCCTACACCCACTTCGGCCGGATCGTCTTCACCAACGTGAGCGGCAACATCTGGGTGGCGTCCGGAGCGCTGGTGACCGGCGGCACCCAGGGTGCCATCACCTCCGGCGGCGTGATCGAGCTGTCCGGCGTGCTCGACTACCTGCGCATCGTCACCGCCAACGGCAGCGACCTCTTCGATGCTGGCGCGGTCAACATCACTTGGGAGTGAGGCCAAGCCCGGCACCCCTAGAATCAACCTGACAGGAGGCTTCCGCCCATGACGACATCCTTCCTCCATGGTGTGGAGGTGCTCCAGATCGACACTGGTGCCCGGCCGATCCAGACCATTCGATCCTCGGTGATCGGCCTGATCGGCACCGCACCTGATGCGGACGCGCAGAAGTTCCCGCTGAACACCCCCGTGCTGGTTGCCCGTCGTGGCGAGATGGCCGGCCTGGGTGAAGCGGGCACGCTGCAGTCGGCGCTCGATCTGATCTACGACCAGGCCGGCGCAGTCGTCGTGGTCGTCCGCGTCGAGGAGGAAGCGAACGAGAACGCAACCATCGACAACGTGCGCGGCGGCATCGACGGCGCCACCGGGGCCTACGAGGGCGTGCACGCCTTCCTCGCGGCGGAGAACGCCGTGGGCTTCGCACCCCGCATCCTGATCGCCCCCGGCTTCACCCACCAGCGCACGAGCAACGGCGTCCTCAGCATCGCCGTCCAGACCCAGGGCAGTGGCTACACCACCGCGCCCGCCGTCACTATCAGCGGCGGCGGTGGTTCTGGCGCCACCGCCGTGGCGGTGCTGGGCACCGGCGCCAACGCCGGCAAGGTGATCAGCATCACCATCACCAACCCCGGCAAGGGCTACACCACCGCACCCACCATCGCGATCGCTGCGCCCCCTTCCGGCGGCGTGCAGGCCGTGGCCGGCACCGTCACCCGTGGCACCGTCCGCTCCGAGGTGCTGGCCGAGATGGTCGGCATCGCCCAGCGACTGCGCGCGGTGATCATCGCCGACGGGCCCAACACCACCGACGCGGCCGCCATCCAGATCGGTGACGACTTCGGCTCGGATCGCATCTACGTGGTCGATCCCTGGGTGCTCGTCGACGGGTCCAGCATTCCGGCATCCTCTGCCGTGGCCGGCCTGATCAACAAGGTCGACAACGAGCGCGGTTTCTGGTGGTCCCCCTCGAACAACGAGCTGAACGGCATCGAGGGCACGGCCCGGGCGATCGACTTCGCGCTGGGTGATACCACCTCCCGCGCCAACCTGCTCAACGAGCAGAAGATCGCCACCATCATCCGCGAGCAAGGCTTCCGCCTGTGGGGCAACCGCACCCTCGCGGCCGATCCGAAGTACGCCTTCCTGAGCGTGCGGCGCACCGCCGACATGATCAACGAGTCGATCCTGCGCGGCCACCTGTGGGCCGTCGATCGCTGCATCACCGCCACCTACCTAGAGGAGGTGCAGGAGTCGGTGCGGGAGTACCTGCGCAGCCTCAAGGCCCGTGGCGCGATCCTCGGCGGCGACGTCTGGGTGGACCCCGAGCTGAACACCCCGACCAGCATCAGCAACGGCCAGGTGTTCTTCGACTTCGACTTCACCCCGCCGTTCCCGGCTGAGCGGCTCACCTTCCGCAGCCACCTGGTGAACACCTACATCACCGACCTGTTCGCCTGATCCATCCCACCGCTCACCCTGCAGGACTGACCCATGTCCCAGACCCCCCGCCACCTAAAGAACTTCAGCCTCTTCGTCGACGGCCGCGGACTTGCCGGCCTGATCCAGACCCTTACCCTCCCGACTCTCACCACGAAGATGGAGGAGTTCCGTGGCGGTGGGATGGATGCCCCTGTCGAGATCGACATGGGGATGGAGAAGCTCGAAGGCACCTTCGAGCTGGCCGAGTACAACCCCGACATGATCGCCCTCTACGGGCTGGCGTCGCAGAACACCCAGATGACGGCCCGTGGCGCGATGCGTCGTGACGGCGAGGACGCCGTGCCGGTGGTGGTGAACATGACCGGGGTGGTGAAGCAGCTGGAGAAGGGCGACTGGGTGGCCGGCGATGCCACCTCCGGCACGTTCACCTACAGCCTGCGCTACTACAAGCTCACCATCGGAGGCCGCGAGCTGGTCGAGATCGACAAGGTGAACATGATCCGTAAGATCAACGGCGTCGACCAGCTGGCCACCATCCGCACCGCGATCGGAGTCTGATCAATGAGCAGCAAGCAGCGCCCCGAAGCCAGCGCCAAGGTGGTCTTTGACTTCCCCGAAAAGGTGGGCGGTGTCGACGTGGACTTTCTGGTCATGCGCCGGCCCAAGGTCATCGACCGTGTGAATGCTTCCAAGGCATCAACGAACGAAGGTGAACAGAGCGTCCACCTCATCGCGAATCTTTGCGAGATCCCCTACGAAGAGCTGCTCGCCTTCGACGATGTGAACTGGAGCAAGCTGGAGGCCCAGGCTGTGGCTTTCAGGACGGCCAGGTCGTAGCAGTGGGGATCCTTCGCCGGGCCGTCATCGTTCTGGCAAAGGCAACCGGCTGGGGCCTGGCTGAGATCCTCGACCTCCCCCTGGATCATTCGCCATTCGGCTTTTGGTCCTGGCTTGAATCAGCCCAGACTGTCCAGGATGAGATCGCGGAGGCGATGAAGCCATGATCGGGGGCGGCGGCCAGCAGAAGATCACGGTCGAGATCGGCGGCAAGATCGCCGCCAGCCTCGGTGCATCGCTGCGCAGTGCGCAGATGCAGGTGTCGTCGTTCGGGCGGAACGTGAACCGCACGATGAACGACGCGGCGACGGCCGGCCGCAAGGGCTTCAAGGGCATGTTCGACAACGCCCTCTGGCAGCAGGCTGCAGTGGGTGCGGCGGGCATCGGCGTGGCCCTCGGGGCCAGCATCCGCCAGGCGGCCAGCTTCGAGCTCATCCTCAGCGACATCGGCAAGACCGCCAACATCGGCCAGGGTGAGCTGAAGGCCCTGTCCGGTGAGCTGCTCCGGCTGAGCAGCCGCAACCTCACCAACCTGGCGCCGGAGAAGTTGGCCGCCGGCATCCAGGATCTGGTGGCCCAGGGCCTCGAGCTGAAGGATGCTGTGGCGTCGATGGAGGCCCTCGGCAGGGTGGCGACCGCCACGAACTCCGATCTGCTCGACGTCACCAAGACCGGCTTCCAGCTGCAGAACGCGCTGAAGATCCGGCCGACTGAGCTGAAGGCCACGTTCGATGCGCTGGCGTTCGCCGGCAAGCAGGGCGCGTTCGAGCTGCGCGACATGGCGCAGTTCATGCCCACCATCGCTGCGGCGGCCGGCAGCCTCGGCATCCAGGGCCAGAAGGGCGCGGTCAGCCTGGCGGCAATGATGCAGATGGTGCGCAAGGATGCGCCGGACGCGGGCCAGGCAGCCACCCGGCTCACCGACGCGATGCTGAAGATGACCGCGCCGGACGCGGTGAAGCGCTTCGCCAAGTTCGGGGTGAACATCGAGCAGGTGCTGCGCGACGCCAAGGCCCGGGGCATCAACCCGATGGAGGCGGCGCTCGACCAGCTGCAGAAGGTGACCGGCGGCGACGTGTTCAAGCTGTCGCAGATCTTCGGGGACAAGGAGGCCAAGCTGGCCCTGATGTCCCTGATGAAGTACCGCAAGGAGTACGAGAAGCTGAAGGCCGAAGCCGGTGGTGCGGCCGCGGCCGGCACGGTAGACACCGACTTCCAGCGCAGCCTGGCCACGTTCCAGGGCACGCTGACCAGCTTCCAGAACTCGGCCCAGCGGCTGGGCATCAGCGTCGGCAATGCCCTGCTGCCCCCGCTCACCCGGATGGCGGAGATCATCACGCCGATCGCCGAGGGCATTGGGAGCTGGGCGGCCGCCAACCCCAAGCTCATGACCGGGGTGGTGGTGCTCGGCACTGCGCTGGCCGGCCTGGTGGTGGCCCTGCCCATCATTGCCGGCATCGGCGCGGGCATCGGCACGATCGGCACCGCGATCGCCGCGGCCACCGCCGCCTTCCCCGCGCTCGCTGGCATCGGCACCGTGTTGGCTGTGGCGGCCGGCCCGGTCACCGCGATCGTCGCCGGCATCATCGGCATCGGCGCGGCGTTCACCATCGCCTACCAGAAGGTGGGCTGGTTCCGCGCTGGCGTTGACGCCTCCGTGGCCGGCATCCGCGCGGGTTTCGCTGGCTTCCTCACCTGGATCCAAGGCGCGTGGACGTTCACCGTCGGCGTGTTTACCGGCGACATCGCGAAGATCCAGGCTGGGTTCGGCCAGGCCATCGCCGGCATCCGCGCCATGTGGTCCGGCTGGTTCGGGTGGATCACCACTATGTTCTCCAGCGTGGTGCCGAAGCTGGTTCAGTTCTTCGCCCGACTGGGCCCGGGCATCCTGTCGGTGATCGGCGGCGTGCCGATGATGATCGTGAACCTGTTCACCAGTTCGGGCATCGGCCAGCGGATCATCACCTCGATCATCAATGGCCTGAAGGCCCGTGCCGGCGCGCTGTTCTCCTGGGTCGGCGGCGCGGTCTCCCGCATCGGCTCGATGGTGGGTGCTGGCGGCGGCCGTGGCGGCAGCGACGGCGCAGCACCAGCTGGTGGCGTTGCACCCACCCTGCCGGGCCGCGCGACGGGCGGGCCTGTGCGGGCCGGCCTGGGCTACATCGTCGGCGAGCGCCGGCGCGAGCTGTTCGTCCCGGGGATGGACGGGGCGATCATCCCCCGCATCGCCCGGCCGCTGACGGCCGCGGCGTTGGCGGGCCTGATGGGCCTCCAGCCTGTCGCCGCTGCCCCGGCGGTGGGCTTCGCTCCGACAGCCCCTGCCATCAGCCTGTCGCCGAAGATCGCGGCCCAGACAGCCCCTGCCGCCAGCGTCGCCGCACCGGCTGCTCCTGCCATCAGCATCCAGCCGGTTGCCCCCCAAGGGCGGCCCGCCCCGGCGGCCCCGTCCATCACGATCAACGCACCCATCACCATCCACGCCGGCGGCGGCAATCCGATGGAGATCCGCCGCCAGGTGGATGATGCCCTCCAGGATCTGGTGCGGCAGATGGAGTCCGCCTACCGCACCCTGCTGAACGACTGATGGCCGGCCCGATCTTCCAACTCGGATCCTTCCAGTTCGACCTTCCGAACGGTGTCCCCCAGTCGCTCGACCGCACGGCGGAGTACCGCTGGGAGACGCAGGAGCGGCTGCTGCGTGATCCGGCCGTCCAGTACCTGGGCCCGGGCAGCCAGGAGATCACCCTCGATGGCGTGCTCGTCCCCGGCTTCTCCGGTCGCCAGACCACCGTCGAAGCGCTCCGCACACTCGCCGCCCAGGGGCAGCCGCAGATCCTCACCGATGGGCTCGGCCGCAACTTCGGCAAGTGGGTGATCCGCACCGTCCGCGAGGGCCTCAGCACGTTCGCCCCCGGCGGTGGTGCGCGCCACATCACCTTCAGCCTCTCCCTGCTGCGGTACGTCGACGACAACCCCGGCCTGGCTGCCAGCCCGCTCAGCGTCGCCCCCTCAACCCTGGCCCTGGCCACCGCCGCGGCCGCCAGCCCCGCTGCAGCCGTCGCAGGCCTCGCTCCCCTGACCGGTGCCGGCAGCGCATTCCAGGCCACCGGCTGGGCATTCAACCCCGCCAACGCCACCACCGCCCTGGCGGCCCGCAACGCCGGGTTCAACCTCGCCCAGCTCGGGAACATCGCCCGCTCCGTCGTCAGCGGCGACAGGGTGGGGGCCGTGCTCGGGGCGTTCGGCCTCAATGGCCTCACCACCGGGCAGGGCTCCACCTGGGCGCAGCTGGGCATCACCGGCGCCAGGCTGGTCGATTCCATGGCGCAGCGCCGCGGGCCCTCCGCCATGGCCGTCGCCCTCGAGGCGCTGCGTCCTGCCACCAGCGCCCAGCTGCTGGCGCTCGGCCGCTCCTCCGGTGGCGCTGCAGGGCTGACCAGCCTGGTGCGTGACGCGGCCACCATCGCCACCATGCTCGACGTCGACCCGTCCATCACCGCCATCGTTCAGCAGCTCGTCAGGCCATGACCCAGCAGACCTACATCACCCGCCAGTTCGACGAGATCGACGCGATCTGCCACGCCTACTACGGCCGCACCCAGCAGACGGTCGAGGCCGTGCTGCTCATCAACCCGGGCCTGGCGGACATGGGGCCGATCCTGCCCGAGGGCCTCGTCATCACGCTGCCGGACATCCCCGAGCCCAGCGTCTCTGAGGTGGTGAGGATCTGGGATCCATGAGCACCCCCGGCTTCCGCGTCGTCGCCGACGGCACCGACATCACCGACAAGATCCGCGACCGCCTGCTGGGCCTGCGCATCACCGACCAGGCCGGGCAGCAGAGCGACAGCCTGGAGATCACGATCGACGACCGCGACAAGCGGATGCCGGTGCCGCGCTACGGCGCATGGCTGCGCGTGTGGCTGGGCTACCAGACGCCGGCCTACATGGGTGCGTTCGCCGTCGACGAGGTGGACCTGAGCTGCGGGGCACGGTCGATGGTGATCAAGGCCACGGCCGCCCAGACCGCCCCCGAGCTGGTGAAGGCGGGCAGGACGCAGAGCTGGAGCAACAAGACCCTCGGCCAGATCGTGCAGGAGATCGCCAAGCGGAACGGCCTGCAGTCGGTGATCAAGCCGCCGCTGAGCAGCATCCAGATCCAGCACGAGGACCAGACCAACGAGACGGACCAGGCGTTCCTCACTCGGCTGGCGGAGAAGTACCGGGCGACGATCAAGCCCGCCGACGGCCGGCTGGTGGTGGTCGAGCGCGGCAAGGGTGCGGCCAGCCCCGGGCCGGCGGCGGGCGGCACGTTCACGATCACCGAGCGAGAGGTGACCACCTGGCGGGCGACGCTGAAGGGCCGCGGCGCCTACGACGCCGTGACCACCCGCTGGATCGACCGCACCACGAACAAGGAGCGGACGCACACCGCCGGCGAGAGCAATGGCCAGCTGCCGACGTTCGAGGAGAAGCAGCTGTTCAAGACTGAGGAGGAGGCGAAGGCCGCGGCGGACAGCAAGCTGCAGTCCCTGCGTGCCGGGGAGGTGGGCATCTCGATCACCATGCCGGGCCGACCGGATCTGAACGCGGAGGGGACCATCACCCTGCGCGGGTTCCGGCCCGAGGTGGACGGCACGTGGAACGCCAAGACCATCACCCACGACTATGGGCCTGCGGGCTACAGCACCGCGGTGGAGTGCGGCACCAAGGGCGACGAGAACGACGGATGGGTGGGGGGCTCTGCCGCCGGCGCGAACAACGGCAAGCCGGCGGGCGAAAAGGCCCGGCTGGTGGCCCAGGCGGCCGAGCGCGCGCGCGGGATGAACACCAGGGGCGGCCCGGATGGCGGCAACAACGCTTGCCTCTATGCCGTGAACAAGGTATTGCGGAGTGCTGGCATCACCCCACCCTGGGGCAGCAGCAACTACGTGCCCACCGCTCGCAGCTCACTGGCTGCTGGAGCGGGCACCCTTCTCTCCGGGCCAGAGCCTGGCGCCATCGCGATCATGCGCGACAACGGCAACCCTCCCTACCCGCACATCGGAATCGTCGGCAACGATGGCCGCACCATCATCAGCAACAGCAGCAGCAGGGGCAGCTTCAGTTGGGCGGCGGGTGAGAGCAGCTACACCAACGCCTACGGCCGGCGGCCGGAGTACTGGCGGCTGAAGTAACCTGCATGGATCGAGGCGGCGCTATGCCTGAACACGACGTCTCCCATGGAGACATCCTTTACAAGCTGGGTGGAGTCGAGGGGAAGATCGACACCCTTGCTCGACTCGTAGCCGAAAGGCAGGTCGATTTATCTGAGGCGTTTCGCCGGCTTAGCGAGGTGGAGAAGCGGCCAGATCCAGCGCCGATCGCCAAGGACTTGCAGGACGTGAAGATCAGGGTAGCCCAAGGCGCAATCTTGCTGGGCGTGCTTGCTCTCCTTACTCCACTGATTTGGCAGTCGATAAGCCCGCGTCTACACTTTGGTCAACCACCGGCTGAGGCCAGCAGCCATGACCAGCGCACAGGGGCCCATCCCTGACCTCGTTCCGTTCTTCGAGCACTGGAAGGGCCTGCCACATCAGCGGGCCGGTGCTCAGCAATTTTGGGAGGCTGTGCCCGCCAGCCTGAAGCGGCGCGACGCCAGCTGGTATCAGACATGGCAGGGCGCCGGGAAGCAGGAGCAGCCGCGCACCCTCAGCAACCCGCTGCAGGTGCCCTACTACAGCCAGCGCGACAGCACCACCGCGCACGCGATGCGGATGTGCTTCAGCAGCTCCTGCGCCATGCTGCTCGAGGCGCTCAAGCCGGGCACCCTGAAGGGCCCCAACGGTGACGACGCCTACCTGGGCCGCGTGCTCCGCTACGGCGACACCACCGAGGCCCCGAACCAGATCAAGGCGCTCGCGCACTTCGGCGTCACCGCCAGGCTGGATCAGACCTGCACGCCGGATGATGTGCGGGCGCAGATCGACAAGGGGATTCCCGTGCCGCTTGGCTGCATCCACAAGGGCGGCCTGGGGAACCTCCACGGCGACGGTCACTGGCTGATCGCCATTGGCTACGACGCCACCAACTTCATCGTCCACGACCCGTTCGGTGAGATGGACGTATTAAACGGCGGCTACATCAACAACTGGGGTGCCCGGGTGCGGTACAGCATCCGCGACTTCAGCCGCAGGTGGGAGGTGGTGCCATCCGGCAACAGCTACCGCTACGCGCCGGGCAACGGCTGGGCGATCATTGCTCAACCCATCACCTGAGGAGGGTGTCATGCAACTGGATCCGGTTCACGTCGAGGTGCTGATCGGCTTCGGGCTGTTCTTCCTGTCGGAGGCGCTGTCGCTGTTCCCGAGGGTGAAGGCCAACGGCGTGCTGCAGCTGCTGCTGGCTGCGGCACTGCGCGCGTTCCCCTACTCCCCCAGGGGCCGCCGATGAGCCTGGCGTCGATCCGAGCAGCGGCCGAGCACATCGCCCGGGAGGGCCGAATCACGGCCGAGCAGCTGGCTGCGCTGCAGGCCCTCGATGCGTCGCTCAGCGAGCAGCAGCGGCGCGAGTTCACCAGCCTGTGGCGCACGCCGGCGGACGGTGGCGAGGCGACGGGCGAGCTGGTGACGATGGCCCAGGCCACGGCGGTGTTCCAGCGGGCGCCGTCGGCCGAGCAGCTGGCGGACCTGAACGCCTGCTGCCGCCGGTTCAGGATCAGACCTGCACCCCGGATGCGCCACTTCCTGGCCCAGGTGGGGCACGAGTCGGGCGGGCTGCGGTGGATGCTGGAGCTGGCCGATGGCCGGGCGTACGAGGGACGGCGGGATCTGGGCAACACCCAGGCCGGCGACGGGCCGCGGTTCAGGGGGGCCGGTGCCATCCAGCTGACGGGCCGGTTCAACTACCAGCGGTTCGCGGACTTCATCGGCGACAAGCGGGTGATGGAGGGCGCGGCCTATGTGGCGAAGCGGTATCCGTTCACGTCGGCTGGGTTCTGGTGGGAGCAGAACCGGATGAACCAGATGGTGGATACGGGCGCGAGCGTGCGGCAGGTGAGCGCACGGGTGAACGGCAGGGACCCCGCGAACGGCCTGACCGATCGTGAGGCCTACTACGCCAGGGCCGCCGCGGCGATCCCTTGGCGAGTGCCAGTGCGGTAGCCTGTTGCGTGAGGCATGGTTTCGGGCCCCCAGCGATTCCCGTCGCTGGGGGCTTTCTGTTGGCGGCGGTCAGGCCGCGAGCAAGCGCCGGACGGTGGTGCGTGAGCAGCCGAGGCGATCGGCGATGCGTTGCTGCGTCCAGCCGTAGGACCGCCACCGGCGGGCCCGTTGCTGGCGGGACTCGGTGGCCCAGAGGAGGACCACGATCGGGAGGAGCAGGACGGCGAAGGCCCAGGCTGTGAGGCAGGCGATGGACATGGGTGGAACCGGCCAGTGCCGGGCGATGGGGTGGATCGGCGGCGCGCTCGGCCTGCCGATGGGACCAAGGTAGAGGCGCGGCCGCTGCTATGTCGCGCCCGTGTCGCAATCCGTAACACTTGGCCCCAGGCGTCTGACTGTGTACTTCCCGCGGCCAGCGCGGTAGTCGATCAGCTCGGCTTGCCACAGCCGCCCCAGCCGGCGGATCACGGTTGGCTGGGTGCAATGCCAGTGCTCGGTCAGCAGCTGGGTGGAGATTGTGCAGGGCGGCTCCAGCAACTGCGCCAGGTCGAGCCAGTCGAGCAGCACGCTGTCGGGCACGCGGTGGCGGAGCGCCAGCAGTTCGGCGGTGGTGGGTGTCATGGCAGCCATTGTGCTGTGCGATCTCGTGTGCAGCGACGGCTACGGCCGGCCCTCTCCTCCCTGGCTACGGTGCCGGCATGGACCAGCAGGAGATCGAGGCCCTGATCACCCGCGCCATCCGCGCGCATGAGCTCCGCGTGGCGCTCTGGTCTGGCCTCCTCGGTGCAGCGGTCCTGGCCGGCACCTGGCACGCCATCTGGCTCTGCCGCTGATCACACCCCCAGGTCGTCGCTCACCCGCGCCACCGCCGCACGCGCCGCATCGTCCACCAGGTGCGCGTACCTCGTCGTCGTCTGCGCGCTCCGGTGCCCCAGCAGCTGGCCCACCACGCCCAGCGTCTGCCCGCCGCTCAGCGCCATCGACGCGAACGTGTGCCGCAGATCATGCACCCGCAGGCCCTCGATCCCCGCGTCCTCCAGCAGCGCCAGCCACAGCTTCCTGTACCCCACCAGCGGCTTCTCCCCGCTCTCCCCCGGCACCACCCACCGGCCGCCGCCGGCCGCGGCCTCCAGCTCCCGCAGGATCGCCATCGCACGCTGCGCCAGCTGGATCTCCGCCGCCCCAGTCTTCCCCCTCGACGCCGGCACCCGCAGCACGCCCCGGGCCCAGTCGATCTCCGACCACTCAGCGTTCATCACCTCCCGCAGCCTGGCCCCGGTGAGCAGCAGCAGCCGCACCAGCTGCGCGAACCGCCACCGCATCGACAGCGGCCCCTGGGCCTCCCACTGCTGCAGCGCAGCACGCAGCCGCGCCAGCTCGTCCGCGCTGGCGTACCGCCGCCGCTGCCGCTCCGGGTGCGCCTTTACCCCACGGGCCGGGTTACTCCCCCCCGCACGCCAGCCCCAGTCCTCGGCCAGGCGCATCGCCACCGCGAGCACCTCCAGGGCCCGGTTGGCGGTCGCCGGCTGGGGATGGCAGGCGTGCCACTCGCGCACCTGCTCGCGGGTGAGGGCAGCCACGCGCACGCGGGCGAAGGCCGGCAGCAGGTGCCGCCGCCACAAGATCTCATCGTTGCGGCCGGATCGCTTCCGGCTGGCGTGGGCCTGCAGGTGGCGGGCGGCGAGGGCCTCGATCGTCGGTGCCACCCTGGCGGCCCGGCGCTCGGCCCCCGGGTCCCCGCCGGCGCGCACGCGCGCGAGGGCGGAACGGGCCAGCTCTCGCGCTTGGTCGGGGGTGAGCTCCGCCGGGGTGCCCAGCTTCAGCTCCCGCTGGGCCCCGTCGACTCGATGGCGCAGGTAGTAGGTGCGGGCCCCCGAGGGCAGCACCAGCAGGCAGAGGCCGGGCACCAGGCTGTCGTTCAGGCGGTAGCGCTGGGCCTGGGGCCGGCCGGCCTCGACAGCGGTCTTCGTCAGCTTCATTCCCACACCGTTCCCACAAGATCCCGAGACCGGGAGGGATACCCGAGGATCGGCCGGTAGTCCATCCCCAGCAGAATCAAGGCTCAGTGATGCGACGGGATGCCACGGTAGGGCAGAGCGTCATGCTCATAACCTGAAGCTCCAGCGGCGGAAGTGTAGGCAGGAGAATGGGTTACGGGTCACAGTGCAGGATCGTTCCCGCACAGTGACCACTGACGCGGGGTGGAGCAGCCTGGTAGCTCGTCGGGCTCATAACCCGGAGGTCAGCGGTTCAAATCCGCTCCCCGCATCCAGATCACCGAAGCCGGTTCTTCTCGTAGGCGTTGTTCCGCAGCGCTGCGGGACGGTCGACATAGAGCACCACGGCCTGGCGCTTCCAGTGGCCCTCAGCAACAGTGCGCCGGCGGTGGCAGTTGCAGCAGCGCACGTCGCACTTCTCGATCTCAGCCTGGCGCTGGAGATGCGCATGAAGGTCGAAGGTGCTCACAGCTCCAGCCCCCGCATGTGCTGCTCCACCAGGTCGAGCAGGTCCTGGGGCACGATCGGGAACCGGGGCACCCACCGGCTCGGGTCCCATCCGTCGCCGGTCCACCGTGCGGTCTGGTTCAGCAGGGTGCGGATGTTGTTCCGCTTCCGCCAGTGCACCAGCATCGGGTCGGTGGTGCCCGCCGGCTGCCGCGTGATCGTCCACCGTGGGCTGGCCTGAGGATCTCTGTCCTCGTGGATGAGGTGCGCCATCACTCCACCTCCCCGAGCGGCGAGTGGCTCAGGTGCATCTGCGGCAGATCCCAGCTCACTCCGTCGCCATCGAGGACGTAGTAGTGCGGGCAGCCATTGGCCACAAAGGTGCCGACCACCTTCCCGGTGTGACCTTCAGGCCACCCCTGCACTAGCGCTGTGTTGCGTACATAAACCGTGTCGCCAGGCTCGAATCGCCACGGCTGCGCGTTCAGCAGTCGCGTGTTCAACGAACTGCCCTCACCTCGGTGGACAGGCCGAACGCCATCCGCAGCAGCTGCTGACGCTCGATCGCATCATCCAGGCAGCTCGCCAGCCAGGCGTTCTCACGGCTCGACTCAGCGGTGATCACAGGCGGCACTGGGCTTCCGTCGCCCTGGGGTGCGCAGATCCACTGCGCTCCACGGATCAATCCGAACATCACGGCAGGCTCCGGCAGGCCAGGGCGATCCCGGCGTTGCAGTCGTTGCGCGTCATCTGCTCCAGGCTGTTGTTCAGCACGAACCAGAACGCGGGCAGTAAAGCCGCCCATAGAGCAAGGCCTTTCAGTTTCGCAAGCATGGTAGGGGTCAGCGAAGGGTGAAGCCCTGACGGGCCAAGTAGCTGATGCAGGCCGCGGCATTCTCCGAGTGAGTGCCGCCGGCCCATTCGATGAACAGGTTGTTGGCAGGAGAGCGGATCTGCCAGCCGTGGCCATCGGTCTGGAGGTAGTGGCCGGTGCGGGCTTCGAGCAGCTGATTGAGCTTCAGCATGTCGACGCCGTTGACCACGTAGTCGAGTCGTTTGAGTTGAGCGGGCATGGAAGGGGTGTGCCTCTGAGGCAATCATCCCCGCGCCAGCCGACCTGCGGTAGTAGGTCGTAACAATCTGTCACGCTTCAGCGTGTAGTCGCCGCACTCGTTCGCATACCCTGGCCCGAACGTCTCTGGGTCTGGCCAGCCCAGCCCGCACGGCCGCACCGACTCCTGATCCCAGAACCAGCAGCTGGTGCAGCTCCGCTTCTTCTGCCGCGCCGGCAGCCGCGGCAGCTCCGGTGCCACGTTGGCGTGCAGCTGGCCACGGAGGATCTTGCGCAAGGCCTCCTGGCTGATGCGGTGGACGCGGGCGTTGTCGCTCATCCCCAGGGGTGAGGTGAGGATGCTGCGCACCTCGTCTTCGGTGAGGGGTTCTTCCCTCTTAATCTGGCCCCGGGGCACCAGCTGGTCAATGATGCGCTTCGTCCAGCGGTGGCTGCAGTCGTGGCACACCACCCGCTGCCGGCGGCCATAGTCTTGAATCCTGCTCTCGATCACCGCTGTGTTGGTCGAGCTGCACTCGGGGCACTGCTGCCGTGGTGCTGGTGGCGTGCCTTTGGTGGGGTCACGTTCGGTCCAGCGGTGGCTGCAGCTGTGGCACTCGATGCGGCGGTACTTGCCATACGGGCGTGGTGCGTAGATGACCACCTTGGTGTGGTGAGCCCCGCAAGCGGGGCATGTGCGGGGCGTGGTCATGGCTGGGCCGGGGGCTGCGGGGCCGGCACCTTGCTCCAGTCGATGGTGATCGCGGGATGGAAGGTGCCGTCGAGGATGGCGTCCACCACTTGGGCACGGGTCTTGCCGGCCAGTGCGTTGCTCAGCTGCAGACCCAGCTCGTCGCGAAGCCGCATTTGGGCGTTGCGGGCCGCTTCTTCGGCCTCTCTCTGGAGCTGTGCGCGGCGGCGTTGCTCCTGCTCTGCCGCAGCAGCGCGGGCCTCCGACTCACTGGCCCGTTTCTCAGCCTCGGCCACCTGCAGAGCAGCTTCGGCGGCGGCCTCTTGCCGGGCCCGTTCCACCGCCTCGGCCTGCCGTGCTTCCTCCTCAGCCTTCCGGAGTGCCTCTTCCTCGGCGGCCAACCGCTGGGCTTCGACCGCCTCCAGAGCTTGGCGCTTCTCGCGCTCCTGGGCAGCACTGAGGAGGGCCTGCAGGATCCGCAGTCCGTTGGCGATCTCGGCTTCGGCCTGCGACTGGAACTCCTCGAGGTCGGCGGTCTCCGTCTCTTCCAGCCAGGCGATCGTGAAGGCGATGCCTTGGCTGCTGATCCCCTCCAGGGATGCGTTCTGGATCGCCACCATGATTGAATGCAGTCTGGCCTGATGCGCCGCCACCCGATCCTTCTCCCGCTGGGCAATGGCATCCAGAGCCTGCTGGTGCGGCTGGATAAGCCCGAGGATCTCTGCCTCCAGCGTCTTGGCCTGGGCGTCCACCGCTCGGCCGTACTCTAAGGCGTAGGCCTTGGCCTCTTTCCGGGCGGCTTCAATCCGGGCGCGGATCTTCCGTAGGCCGGCGATGTAGCTGCGGGCGGCCTTGTCGCCTTTGGGGTCTTCGTAGTTGAAGGATTGAACAGCAGACTGCTTGGCAATCTCGATGTCGGCGGTAAGTGCTTCGTACTGGCTGATCTTGATGGCCGTGGTTTCAACGGTCAGTGACAATGCGCTCATGGTCTTGTTGGGATGGATGTGATCACGCCGCCACCGGCGGCTGCCGGCGCGTGCGAGTGGACTTGCGCCGGAGCTTCTCCGGCAGCACCAGGCCCTTGATCCGCGCCACCCTGGCATTCAGGGCCGCCCAATCCTCCTGGTCCTTAAACCTGAAGTGGCCGGTGCCTTTCTTGAACAGCTTGAACTCGAAAAAGCCCCAGTCGTACCACTGGCCGGCGGTTAGCCTGTCCCAACCGGCGGCGGGCGTCATCACCTCCTCGTACTTCCGGCCGGTGATGTAGCAGATGGCCTTCACCAGATCCTGAACCTTCGGCCGATTGCCGCCCCACTTCATGCTCACGGTGCCGCCACTCCAGTCCGGCTCAGCCAGGTAGGGCACGATGAACTTTTGATTGAACAGGTAGGCGTCATTCGTCGCCCACCCTTCCACGTTCCAGCGGTTCTCCTTCGTGTGCCGCGTCAGCTCATCGAACGCTGCCTCCACAGCGCGGTCGATTCGCTGCTCGGTGGTGCCGGCGATGATCTGCAGCATCCTGAACAGGTTGCGCTCGGTGAACGGCACGGTCACCTGCTGCTCCACGAACCGGTTGATGTCGCGCTGCAGCTGGCTGGTGGCCATCTCCTGCGGCAGCATCTCGGCGATCACCGACTCCCAGAACGACTTCTGCAGCTCCTTCCTGAAGCGGTTGCGGCTAGCGGTGCAGCCATGCATCGTGATCTGGAGGCCCAGCTCGCCCTTGTAGATGCCGCCCACCTGGGCCTGCAGCCGCACGCCGGCCTCCAGCTGCTGGTCGTAGATGCGGCAGGCCTCGACGTAGCGGTTCACCAGGTCGCGGCTGCGGCGGTAGCGGATCAGGCCCTCACCCTGGGCCTCGATGTCGTCCGGGCCCAGGAAGAACCCGTCGAACTCATCAGCACCGCTTACACGTTGGCCGGGCTTGGTGAGCCGCACCAGGCCGATCTCGCACCGCGTCGTGCGCTCGGCGCCCTCGAACACCGGTCCGAGGTTCTGGCTGCTGCCGTACTGCTCGATCAGCGTGCGGAGCTCCTGTTGCTGCCGCCGCCAGTTCCGGTCATCAAGACTGCGGCAGCTGCGGCTGTCGAGAATGGACGCGTTGCACAGGCTCACGATCTGGCAGCCAGCGGGGGCCACCGCCCAGGCGTGCAGGATGTGGCGTTCGTCCGCCGAGAAGGGCGGGTTCATCACCACCAGGTCGGCGTGGCTGATCTGCTCAGCGGTGACCTGCAGCCAGTCGCTGCCGATCAGCCTGCAGTCGCCCTGAATGCCGGCAAGGATGGCCCGCAGCTTCGGCTCGGGCTCCACCATCAGCACCTCGGCAGCACCGCGCTCGAGGGCCGCCTGCACCAGGTTGCCGGTGCCGGCGCTGGGCTCCACCACCACTCGACCCCTGAGATCGAGTGGGTCGAGCATGGTGGCCGCCACCTCAGGCGGGGTCGGAAACAGCTCAGGGTTGAACATCAGCGGGCCCTCCTGACGTCACGTCGTGGCCGGCGATAAAGCCGAATCCCGAATCGCATGCTGGCCAGTTCGGACAGCATCAGGCAGTAACCAGTGAGCACTATGGCCAAGGGCAGCAACCAGATGGTGATGATCGCCGCGTCGATTGCGAAATTGCTGGTCATGCCGCCACCGCCTGGGGCTTGCCCAGGAGCTCCAGGCGGTCGAGCCGCACGATGCTGTGCGCATGCTGCTCTTCGATCGGCCTCAAGGTGCTGATCACGCCAACGAGGCTGTCCTCGTCCATCGCTTCAAAACGCTCGATGTCGGCTTGCCGGTGCGCGTGGCACTCAACAACGAGCTCAGGCCGCTGGCCCTTGCCCTTGACGGTCAGCAGGAAGGAAACGTGGTCGGAGTGGCACTGCAGCCGTGAGGCGCGGCCGACGAGGGTAATAGAGGGGCGGTGGGGCATGGAACAGATGGCGATGGGATGGGTGCCGGATGGGCTCCGGCGGGCCTGCCGCTCAGGGCATCACGGCGACGGTGCGAGCGCCGGCCAGCGGTGAGCTGGGGTCGCTGGCGTGCCGGCGTGCCCAGCGCTTTGCCTCGGTGAACGTCATGCCGCCAGGGCTGAGCACGGTGTGGTCCAGGTAGTCGGCAGCGTTCTGCTTGCTCCAAGGGCAGAAGGCCCAGGAGCCGCGGCCCCGTGGCTTGCGGCCGTGCTCGCGGTAGTAGGTGGAGTCGAGGATGTCCATGGCTGGTGGTGTGGAGCGCCCTCTCGGGCTGTGGTCACAACCTAGACCCCATTGCCGATCATTCTGTCGGGTCGTAACAATCCGTCATATCCCAGGGACTGGCCGTCACCCGCCACCGCCCCAGCAGCACCTGATGGTGACCGTTCAGGAACGCGCCGAACGTGTTCTTGTTGATCTCCCGTCGCGCCGCCCACTCCCAGCGCTTGCTCACAGCCACCGCCAGGCTGGTCTGGGTCTTGATGTCGAACAGCCGCCACCCAGGCTCGTCGTCGCCGCGCGGCTTGTCGCACTCGCGGCGCTTCACCCACCACACCCAGTTCCCGCCGGTGTTGCTGATCCGGCTGCGGCGCAACAGGCCCAGACGTTCCAGCTTCGTCAGCGAGCGGTTCAGTGACGCGCGATCCGTCCCCAACTGCTCGGCCAGCTCGCTCAGGTCGGCCCACCACCCGGGGCACAGCTGCTCGACCTGCACCAGCACGAGCACCAGCTCGGCGCGGTGGCGCCGCCGCAGCGACGCCAGGAACGCAGGCTCGATCACCTCAGAACGGGGGGTCGTCGAAGCTCTCGCCCGGTGCAGGGCCCTGGACCGGCGGCCGGTAGAGCGTCGCAGGGGGCTGGGCAGGCGCAGGGGCCGGGGCCGCATGCTGGGCTGGGGCCTCGGTCATGCCCTGCGCTGGCGGCTGGTAGGCCGGTGCAGCAGGTGCAGCAGGTGCAGGTGCAGGCGCAGGGGCGTCGGCAGGGGCCGCAGCCTGCGACTCCATCCGCCGCCAGAACTCCACCGTCACGATCAGATCCAGTCGCTGCTCGCCATCCCGCGTCGTCCACCGGTTCGTTCTCACCCGGCCCATCACGTCCACGCGGTCGCCCTTGCGGCACTGGTCCGCGAACTCCTCAGCACCGTTCTGGCCCCACACCTCAACCGTGAACCAGTCCGGCTCCTGGCCGTCGCCTTGCTTCTGCCCGGGCTTGTTGATCGCAATCCGACCACTCGCAACAGCCCTGCCGCCGTCGAGATACTTGATCGTCGGATCACTCCCCAGTCGCCCGATAAACCTGTGGCTGCTTGCACGCAGCACTGTCGCAATGATGTCGCTCATGTGGAAGGTTGTTGTGGTACTTGGTCTTTATCGCTCAGCAATTGATCACTGAGCTTTTCATACGCATGTATCCCCTCGATGGGATACAGAACTCGGCCCCCAACTCGAATGAATGGCGGGCCCTTGCCCGCATGGCGCCAGTTCGCCAATGTTTGATCAGCAAGTCGCCAACGATCGGCTAACTCCTTGCTGGTGAGATACGCACGCTGACCCATAAGCGGCCTCCTTAAAACGGGTCGTCCGCAGCAACGACCTCGGCCTCTACTGATTCATGGTTCACCTGCGAAGCTTGGGAAGTCTCATCCTCGCCAACCTCCTGCTCAGGCACAGCAACGCTCTGGCCTGACTGCCCAACAATCTGCCGGTTCAGGTCCTCGACCGTCACCTGTGCCTCAATCATGGGCACAGCCGGCTCCTCGCTCACCACCACCGCCGGCACAATGCCCTGCGTCAGGGCATTGTCGCTCTGCAGCACCTGGTCAAGGTCGTTGCTGCTCGGCAGACGCTTCGCCAACCTGCGGATGACGGTCTTCTTCGCCATCTCGCCCCACTCGCTGGCCCAGCACGCCTTCCCGATCCCCGTCGCCTTTGCGCGGATCTTCTCCACCTGCGCGAAGCTCATCACCTCGCGCTGGATGTCGCCGTCCCGGAACTTGGCGATGGCGTAGACCGCCACAGCCTTCGTCTGCTTGGCCAGGTTGGGCTTGTGGTGGATCCGCTCGTTGTCGCCCAGCTCGAACTCGAACTCGTCGCCCTCGTACACGACGTGGGCCCGGACGCTGCTGATCTCGCCGCTCAGGCGGATCTTCTTCAGGATGCCGCCCACCATCGGCAGGTAGGACACCGTCTTCAGGCCGGTGTCTCGGTTCTTGTAGACGCTCAGGCCGGCCTCCCGGCCGTCCAGCAGCAGCCCATCCTGCGCCGCCTTCATGCAGCTGCTGATCAGCGTCCGCCGGTCGGCCTCCAGAAGCTCCGGTTGCATCTGCACCGCCGTGACGATGGTGCGGATGAACCGCTCAGCAGGGATGGCCTGCGGCAGCGCCGTCTCGAACTCTCTGGTCATCCGGCCGAGGTCAGCTCGAAGCTGACTCACCTGGGCCGGTAGTTGAAGCTGTCCCATTGTTGCGATGCAGTCTCAATAAGGGTTGATGGTGGTCAGTCCCGGTTCCAAGCCGGCAGTTCGATCGGCTCCTGGATCTGGTCGCCGTAACCCGGCCAGGTGTTCGTCTCCCAGCACTCAGCCAGCCGGTCCATAGCGGCGCGGATCCGCCGGCGGCCCGCCTCGATCAGCGCTTCGCTGGCCGGATAGACCGCGACCCCATAGGGCCTGGTGTTCTCCACCACCAGGCTGAGGAACATCTGCCCGCCCTGGGCGTCGAGGTTCCAGGCGGCCTGCACGTGGTAGTCGAGGTTGCTGATGCTCTTGGCGAACGCCTCGCGGCACGCATCCTGCGCCGTCTTCACGTCCACCACGATCCGCCGATCCCCGCTGTGCCAGTCCGGTCGGGTCTTGCACTCCAGTCCCGTCTCCGGGTCCGTCCAGGTGTAGCTCGCTTCCCGCCGGCCTGGGAGATCCAGCAGGAAGCGAGCAGCTGGGTGCTTCCGCACGGCATCAGCCATGCGGCGCACCTCGTCAGCGTCCTCGACGCTGAGCACGATCTTCCCGGCCGACTCTTGCTCGAAGGCCGCGGCCAGCTCCTTCCCTGCCTTGGTGCGGCGGTCGAAGCTGTGCGGCGGCACAGCGATGGTGGCGTCCCACAGCTGGGGCTCCAGGATCGCCGTGTGCAACGCCGTGCCCTTCAGCATGGCGTCGGTGGGGGGCTTCTTCACCCGGTCCTCGGCCAGGAACTGGTCGAAGTAGTGGAGGGGGGACCGCTTCAGGGTCTTGATCTGGCTCGGGCTGACGGCTTTCAGGTGGTGGTAGTCCTCGTTAGTGAGGTCAGGGTGGTAGACGAGTTTCGGAGGCATCAGCGGCCCTCCTGGGGGATGGCCAGAAGCTGTTCCATCTGTGAATAGCGGGGGTCGCTCCGAACCATAATGGCCTCCCTCCCCATCCCGCACCCTCCCGCTTGATCCCGTAACATACTGTCACAAAGCATTGATTTCGCGAGATAATCTGCCATCCTTCTCCCTACGTCAACCGCTAACCTCCCGCCTCTCGCATGGTCGTCCTCAGGCCTTTCCAGGCCAATGCAACCGAAGACATCCGCCACGCCTTCAGGCTCGGCCATCGCTCCGTCCTGTTCGTCCTCCCCACCGGCGGCGGCAAGACCTTCACCTTCGTCTACATCGCCGAGCGCGCTGCAGCCCGCGGCAACCGCACCCTTATCCTCGTCCACCGCCAGGAGCTGGTCGATCAGACCTCACGCTCGCTCCACTCCATCGGCTGCCAGCACGGCGTCATCGCCTCCGGCTACCGCATGGACCTCCGCTGCCACGTTCAGGTGGCCTCCGTGCAGACCCTCGTCGGCCGCCTGCACCTCATCCCACCCGACTGGTTCGGCCTGATCGTCGTCGACGAAGCCCACCACGCCGTCGCTGGCACCTGGGCCACCATCCTGGCCGCCATGCCCAACGCACGGATCCTCGGGGTCACCGCCACCGCAGAGCGCCTCGACGGCCGCGGCCTGGGTGGTCAGTTCGAGGTCATGATCCTGGGCCCTGACCCGGGCTGGCTCACCGACGAAGGCTTCCTCACCAGGGCGAAGATCTACAGCCCGCCAGGCCTCGACCTCTCGATGATCAAGCGGAAGGACAGCCGCAAGGGCCGCGACGAGGCCGGCGACATCCTCCGCCAGCAACAGTTCATGGGCGATGCCGTCACCCACTACCGCCGCACCATCCAGCCCGTGCACAACGGCACGGCCATCGCCTTCACCCCCAACCTGCCCGTCGCCACCACCCTCTGCGACGCCTTCAGGGAGGCCGGCATCCCCGCCGCCGTCATCGACGGCAAGGTTCACCGCGGCGTGCGCCGGCGCATGATCACCGACCTGGGCGACGGCACCCTCAAGGTGCTCGTCTCAGTCGACGTGATCTCCGAGGGCACCGACATCCCCTCCGTCAGCGGTGCGATCCTCTACCGCCCCACCGACAGCCTCACCCTGTTCCTGCAGCAGTGCGGCCGGGTGCTCAGACCCGTCTACGCCTCCGGCTACGACCTCGACACCACCGAGGGCCGCATGGCTGCGATCGCCAACGGCGGCAAGCCCTTCGCCGTCATCAACGACCACGTCGGCAACACCTACATCGGCGACATCCCCAAGCACGGCACACCCACCGACCACCGCGAGTGGTCCCTTAACGGCCGTAAGGCACGGGAGGTGCCCGAGTCCTCAGCGCCGCCCATCAAGATCTGCCCCGCCTGCTGCTCGCAGATCCCGGCCGCCGCCAACCCATGCCCAGAGTGCGGCCACACCTTCGAGCAGCCGAAGCGCGAGATGAAGGTGGTCGAGGGCGACCTGCAGGAGCTGAATCCGGCACTGGAGCGCCGCCAGCTTCGCCGCGAGGAGGCCCAGGCCCGCACCCGCGAGGAGCTCGAGGCCATCGCCCGAGATCGCGGCTATAAGCCAGGCTGGGTCGATCACAAGCTCCGAGCACGAGGTCAGCGTCATGCCCAGGCGGCGTTCCGATGAAGGTGCAGTTTCAGCAGACATCGCTCTGGCGTTCGGCCATGGTGACTGTCGTGTGTTCCGCAACAACGTCGGCGGTCTCTACGCCAAGGACGGTCGCTTCGTCGCCTATGGCCTCGGTTCGATGGGCGGCAAAATCTTCAACGGCACCCTCGACTGGATCGGCTGGCGCACCATCACCATCACGCCCCAGATGGTCGGCCACCGCATCGCCGTCTTCGCCGCCATCGACGCCAAGGATCTCGCCAAGGCAAGATCCGAGCAGATCACCTTCACCGGCAACGTCCTCGCAGCTGGCGGCCTGGCCGGCTTCGCTCACAACGTCGACGAGGCACGCGCCATCCTCTACCCCCCGCACCTGCCGCCTTCGTAACAGCCTGTTACGACGCACCTGCGGCCGGCGCCCGGCGACCGTACTCTGCGAGGGCACACCACTGCACGCCATGTCCTTCACGCCCGAAACCGCGCTTCACCGCCTTCGCAAGCTCTACCGCGACGCACACCACTGCGACCCCGCTTCCGACGAGCTCATGCTCGCCTGGGCCGAGAAGCCTGAGCTCTGGGCCGAGCACAAGATCCGCTTCGGCGGCTGGGGCTTCCTCGTCACCGAAGCAACCGTCCGCGAAGCCAAGCAGCTCCACCGCCGCGCCACCGCGCACCTTCAGGAGCCCGCCGCATGAACGCCGCTCCGCTCGTCTTCCCCTACACCGTCACCGCACACCGCAAAGGTGAGGAGCCCATCCACATCGGGCTGCTTGCTCGCGGCCCAGCAGACGCCATCACAACAGCCCAGGAGCTCTTCCCAAACCGACTGATCTCCACCGCCATCATTCAACCTGACTGGGACGACCCAGCATGATTGAGGGCACCTGAGCATGGCCGACCTGCTCCAGGAGCTCGATCGGCTCCCAGACCACTGGGCGTTCGTCGCGATCGGCCCCAACAAGCGCCCCTACATCAAGGACTGGGACTGGGCAGAGCAGCCCATGACCAAGGCCCAGATGGCCGCCGAGATCACCGCCGGCCGCGCACAGGCCATCGGTGTCGTGGCCGGCCCGGCATCCGGCGTTCTCTTCGTCGATCACGACGGCATCTCCGCCACCGCGCAGCTGGAGCGACTAGGCATCCCCCTCCGCTCCCTCCCCAAGTCCTGGGCGATGACCTCAGGCCGCGACGGGCGCTTCCAGATCATCTACACCGTCCCCGAGGAGTTTTGGCCCGCCCTCCGCAACCGCCGCTACTGGCACACAGGCGACCCTGACCCCGCCACCGGCAAGCCCACGAAGGTGCTCGGCCCTGATGGCAAGGCCGAGCAGATCGACCTTCGCTGGGCACGTCACTACTCCGTCGTCGCCGGCCGCCACCCCGAGACATCCGGCTACCGCTGGCTCAAGGGCCGCGGCCCTGGTGAACAGGAGCTGGCCGCCGCACCCATTGAGCTGATCGAGCTGCTCCTCGAGGAACAGCAGCTGCAGCCAGACCCCACACCACTCCTCAGCACCGCACCGGTCCCACGACCAGCACCACCAGGCCCCGGGCCCACCACAGGCCCGCTGCCGCTGCTCGACTTCGTCTGCAAGAGCTCCCGCGAGCTCATCGACTCCGGCGGCACCCCAGGCAGCTGGAACGATGACCAGCTCAAGCTCGCCCTCGATCTGCGCGGCACGGAGGAATGGCTGCGCTCCCAAGGCCACCAGCCCGACATCACCGCCTCCCAGGCCTTCGCCCTCCACATCCAGGCTGCATCAGCCAAGGCCCGGGACTTCGACGAGCGCAAGGCATGGCGACGCTTTGATGGTGCCGACGGCCGCACACCCAGGCCATCCACACCCAAAGACAAGCTCCACGAGCGCCTGCGCTTCCATACCAGGCACTCCCTGCCACTCCTCCCCCCCAGGCCCAAGGGCGCAGACCAGCAGGCCGAGCCCTGCCCCCCCAGCTTCCAGCCTCCTACCCAGCCCGCCCAGCAGGCTCAGCAGCCCCAGCAGCAGGCCTATGCCCCCTCCCTCGGCAAGCCCATCAAGCTCGAGGCCGCTGAGGTGCTCGCCATGCTCCGCGACCAGGCCGCTGGCGGCAGGCTCCGGTTCAACACCTTCACCCAGCTCATCGAGCTCGATGGCGCCGTCCTCGAGGGCCCAGAGCGCTTCTACCTCACCCTCGCAGACCAGGGCTTCAAGGTCGCCAAGGACACCGCCCTCGACTGCCTCATCCAGGTGGCGCGCGAGAACCTCTACGACCCCGTTCGCCTGTACCTCGAACACGTAGAGGCCACAGTCCAGCCGTCCTACATCGGCGGCCTGGCAACTGCCTACCTCAGGCCCGATGACGCCTCACTGGGCGAGCCCACCCTTTACGACCACATGCTGAAGGCCACCCTCATCGCCGCCTGCCGCCGCGCCTTCGAGCCGGGCTGCAAGCACGACGAGGCATGCGTCCTCACCGGCGGCCAGCGCCTTCGCAAATCCTCCTTCTGGAAGGCACTCGGTGGCCCCTTCTTCGACGACTCCCTCGGCGACCTGAGCACCAAGGACGACCTTATGGTGCTCCACCGCTCCTGGATCATGGAGTGGGCCGAGCTCGACCAGATCACCTCCAAGAAACACGCCGGCCAGATCAAGGCCTTCCTCTCACGCGCCAGCGACACCTTCCGCGTCCCCTACGGCAAGGCCACCGAATCCTTCCCACGGCGCGGCATCATAGTCGGCTCTGCCAACCGCCAGCACGGCCTCCTGGTCGACGACGAGAACCGCCGCTTCTGGATCATCCCCGTCACCCGCACCAAGGCCAACCCGATCGACACCGGCACCCTCATGGCTGAGCGCGACGCCATCTGGGCTGGCGCGATGGCAGCCTTTCGCGCTGGCGAGCCCAACAACCTCCCCCACCAGCTCCTCGACCAGATCGACCAGGAGAACGAGGCCTACGTCATCACCAACCCGTGGGAGCCAGCGATCGCCCAGTGGCTGGCGCAGCGGATGCCGGGCGAACCCATCACCACCGAGGGCATCCTCAAGCACGCCATCGAGAAGCCGACTGAGCGCCAGACCCGCGCCGATCAGATGGCCGTGGCCGACATCCTCCGCAGCCTCGGCTACGAGCGCCGCAGGGCCATGGTCGCTGGCGAGAGGGCCTGGCGCTGGTATCCGATCAGCTGAGCTGCCCCTCCTCCCACTTGATGCCCCCATGCCGAAACGCAGTAGGGCACCCCGAAACCCCAGGCCACGCCTGGGGTTTTCTACTTGATGCCCCACCTGCCCTGTGCCCTACCTGTTCCGAAGACTTTCCCTTAGCCCTACTCCCCCTATACCCCTTACTCCCCTCTCTTCTCTTTTATCTATCTTTAGAGGGTAGGTAGGGTAATTAGGGTAAAGGGTTGCAGGGGAAGGGATTTGGGCCTGCCCTACCGTGCCCTACCTCCCCTGAGCACGTAGGGCAGGCCTTGATCAGCCAGACTGCCCCCAGGAGCGCCCGCCCGATGGCCCAGATCGACATCAACGCCCGAGTGCTCGGCGACCAGCAGCTGGTTCAGGCCCTGGCCAAGCTCTCCACCCAGGACATCCCCAAGGCCATTCGCTCCGGTGTCCGCGATGCCGCCCGGGCAGGCCGCACGACACTGGCCAAGACCATCGGCCAGCGCTACACACTCACCGCCGGCCGCATCAAGCAGGACGTCACCCAGCCCCAGTTCCGCGACGGCGGCCAGACCGCGATCATCCGCACCTCGCGCAAGCCCATCACCGCCATGCAGTTCAGGCCCAAGGCCACGCGCAAGGGCCTCAGCATGTCCATCTACCGCGGGCAGCGCACCCTGGTGAAGTCGGGCTTCCTCGCCAAGGGCAAGCCCTTCAGACGCCGCGGCAAGGAGCGCATGCCCCTCGATGTGATCCACGGCCCCTCCATCCACGCCATCTACACCGGTGGCAAGTGGTCCCCAGCTCTCCAAGCACGCACCGAGGTCCGCATCGAGGAAGCACTGCAGACCGGCATCCTCCGCGCCCTTGGGTCGATGGGCAGAGGCTTTGGGCGCGCATAGCGCACGCGCAGGGCGCACAGGGCGCGCTATGGGGGCCACGGCAGCCTGTCCCCCCTTGCCACCCACCCCTAACCCACCCTCCGGCCCCACCCGCGCCCCAGGGGCCCAGCCCCCCCCCCCCCCCCCCAACCCCAGAGGTACTTCCGGCACTGATTGACTGCGGGCGCCACGCTCGCAATTTCTCGCTAGTGCCAGCCTCCAAACGGGGTTCCAAAACCCTTGCAAATACTAGGCTTCTCAATAGCGACATGCTGCTGAGAAGCCGATCCGGTGACGGTTTGGGCGAAAGTTGAACGCAAAGCAACTGGCGGAACCGTGACCCAGGTTCCGGTTCCGCCGTTACTGTGGTTCCATCCTTGGCATGAGCATGGGCAAAAGCGAAGCGCCAGCAATGGCGAAGCGTTTGGAACTGTGGCCGGTGGACCGGCTGCGGCCCTATGAGCGCAACGCCAGGACCCACAGCCCGGAGCAGGTGGCGCAGATCGCGGCCAGCATCCGTGAGTTTGGCTTCACTGCGCCGATCCTGGTAGACGGCAACGAAGGGATCCTGGCGGGGCACGGCCGACTGGATGCAGCCAAGGAGCTGGGTCTTGCCGAGGTGCCCGTGGTTGTTCTCGATCACCTGACCGATGCACAGAAGCGGGCTTACGTGCTTGCCGACAACAAGCTGGCGCTCAACGCCGGCTGGAATCTGGATCTGTTGGCCGCCGAGATCGAGGAGCTGCGGGTCGATGACTTCGACCTGAGTCTGCTCGGATGGAGCGAGGATGAGCTCACTGCGCTGGCGGAAGACGGCTGGGCCAGCGACATCAAAGCGATCGACAAGCACAAGGAGAACCTCGACGGCATCCAGTCCAAGATCGTTGTGAAGCTGGACGGCACCTACCGCGACGAAGTGGTGGAAGCCATCCGCATGTATTGCGACAGCCACGACATCAGTATCGAGGTGAGCTGATGGTGCCCCGGCTCAACGTCCTGGTGGCCTACCCCTACATGAGCACGCAGGTGATCGACCTGCTCAAGGGAGCAGGGCCTGCGCTGCGGTTCACACTCGACTCCGGTGCGTTCACGTCATGGAAGGCCGGCAAGCCAATTCAGCTGGACGACTACTGCCGCTTCCTGGAGCAGCTACCGATCAAGCCCTGGCGCTATTTCACCCTGGACGTGATCGGTGACCCAGTTGGGACGCAGCGCAACTACGAGACGATGCTCAATCGCGGATTTAGGCCGGTGCCGATCTTCACGAGGGGAGAAGACCCTTCGGTGCTCGACGACTTCTACAAGACCAGCGACGTGGTGGGCATCGGAGGGCTAGTGGGAACACCAGGCAGCCGTGGTTTCGTTAAGGGGATCATGCGTCACGTGGGTGATCGCATGGTGCACTGGCTAGGTTTCACCGACTTGGACTTCATCAAGCACTATCGGCCGTTCATGTGTGACAGCAGCAGCTGGGAGTCAGGGGCGAGGTATGGGGCCCTAAAGCTCTACATGGGCCAGGGACAGTTTAAGACCATCAAGAAAACGCAGTTTGAACAGAGACCAGAACAGCCAATTCTTGAGAGAATCAAGTGGCTTGGAGTGGATCCGTATTCACTCGCACAGGTTAACAGCTGGCACGGCGGCTACTCTGCGTCGCGCAAGCTATGCGCCCGCAGCGCTGTCGCAATGTCAGTTGATGTCGAACGCAAACTGGGAACCAAGCTGTTCCTTGCCATTGCGGCTGGTTGCGGCCTCGACCTGGTGATTAACGGCTTCCACTATCTCTACCCCAAAACCACACCATGAAAGCAGTCGCCATCGTTTCCGGTGGGATGGACAGCGTAACGCTGGCCCACTGGCTCAAAGCACAGGGCTACCAACTGGAGCTGGTGAGCTTTGACTATGGGCAACGCCACCGCCGTGAACTTGAGTGCGCCAAGCATCAGGCAAAGCTGCTGGATGCTGAGCACACGATCATCGACATCAGTGGCATCCGTCCGCTGCTCAAGGGCTCCTCGTTGACCGACGATGTGCCGGTGCCCCATGGCCACTACGCCGAGGAGTCGATGCGACTCACAGTGGTGCCCAATCGCAACGCCATCATGCTGTCGATCGCATGGGGCCTGGCATGCTCAAGCGAGGCCGACGTGCTTGCCTGCGGCGTTCATGCTGGCGACCATTTTATCTACCCTGACTGCAGACTTGAGTTTATCGAGCAGCTCAATCTGGCGCTGCGCACGGGCACAGTGGGCCACCGCAAAGAGAGTCTCGAACTGATCGCCCCGTTCGTACACCACACCAAAACCGACATCGCCGGCATCGGTGGCAGCCTTGGCGTGCCCTTCGAACACACTTGGACCTGCTACGAAGGCGGCGAGGTGCACTGCGGCAAGTGTGGCAGCTGCACGGAGCGGAAAGAAGCCTTCCGCGATAGCGGTGTGCCCGATCCCACCACCTACGCCGCTTGACCCATGACACCATCTGTGAACATCCGCCAGCGCCTCGTGGAAGCCGGCGCATCGTTCCTGGCGAACGACAACATTGCAGCCCACATCGAGCCTGGCGAACTCGAGCTTCTGGAGGCTGAGGTAGCGCAGTGTGTCGAGCACTTGCTGCGTGCCCTTGTGATCGACGTGGACAACGACCACAACACCAGGGGCACCGCCGAGCGCGTAGCCAGGATGTATCTGCGCGAAGTGTTCGCCGGTCGGTATCACCAGCCGCCCCGGCTCACCGACTTCCCCAACGCCAAGCAGCTCGACCAGGTCTACACCGTGGGCCCAATCACGGTCCGCAGTGCCTGCAGCCACCACCTGGTGCCAATCCTGGGCCGGTGCTGGGTGGGGATCAAACCGAGCGAGCGGGTGATCGGCCTGTCGAAGTTCGTGCGCCTGGCAGAGTGGGTATTCAGCCGCCCCCACATCCAAGAAGAGGCGGTGATGATCCTGGCCGACGAGATCGAACAGCTGGTAAAGCCCCGGGGTCTCATCGTGATCGTGGACGCGCAGCACTACTGCATGAAGTGGCGCGGCGTGCGCGAGCCGAACACCTCGATGGTCACCAGCGTGGTGCGCGGTGAGTTTCGCGACAAGCCTCACATGAAAGCCGAGTTCCTTCAGCTCATCGGACTTAAATGACGTTCACATCGACCAAGACCTGGGGCCACGATGTTGGCCTGTCCGCGTGCTTCAGGCAGTGGCGCAGCACCCACAGTCACTGCCGGTTCCTGCATGGCTACGCCCTATCAGTGCATCTGAAGTTCGAGGCTGACGATCTGGATGAGCGCAACTGGGTTGTCGATTTCGGCAGCATGAAGGATCTCAAGTCGTGGCTGCAGCGCACCTTCGATCACAAGACCGTGGTGGCCGAGGATGATCCCTGCCTGGAGTGGTTTCACCGTGGTCATGAGCAGGGCATGCTCGATCTGGTTGTGGTCCCGGCGGTGGGCTGCGAACGGTTTGCCGAGCTGGTCTGGGCCCAAGCCAACGTCTGGCTGCAGAACAACGGCTACGCCCCCCGCTGTCGGGTTGTGGAAGTCGAGGTGCGCGAGCACGGGGCCAACTCCGCCATCTACCGACCATGAAGCATCTCACCTGGGCTGACTTCAACGAGGCGGTCAGGAAGATCGCCGCCGACCAGCAGGGCCGTGGCCACACCGGCGTCTATGGCTTCCCGCGTGGGGGTCTGTGCCTGGCGGTGGCGCTGAGCCACCAACTGCGCCTGCCGCTGCTTATAGAGCCGCAAGATGGCTGCCTGGTGGTGGATGACATCTGCGAGACAGGTCACACCCTGAAGCAGGTCGAACACCTGCGCGACTACGAGGTGGTGGTGTGGATCAGCAAGCAGCACCCAACATGGTTCCGTGCTGTGGAGGTGATCGACTCACCTGAGTGGATCGTTTTCCCCTGGGAAGACCCCGGTGCCGCTGTCGATGATGAGGAGGCCTACCGTGCTTCGCGTTAATGAAATCTTCCCCACCATCCAGGGCGAAGCCTGCTGGACTGGGATGCCTGCTACCTTCATTCGCCTCCAGGGCTGCCCGGTGGGGTGCAGCTGGTGCGACACAAAGCACACCTGGCCCGAGGGCCACGAGCGCAAGCGCATCACCATCCCAGAGCTGCTGGAGAAGGATGACCCAGCAGCGACCTGGGCGGAGATGAGTCCCGAGCAAGTGGTGGAGACAGTGCGGCCCATGGCCCCTCGGCACTTCGTGATCACCGGTGGCGAACCGCTGGCGCAGAACATCTGGAACCTGACGGCTCAGCTCCTTACCCTGGGCACCGTGCAGGTTGAGACCAGCGGCACCCATGCGGTGAGTGTGGCACCAGGCACCTGGGTGACCGTGAGCCCAAAGCTGAACATGGCGGGCGGGCTGGAGGTGCTGGAGCAGGCGCTGAACCAAGCCAGCGAGATCAAGATGCCCATCGAGAGCCAGGGCGACATCGACAACCTGCTCACCTTGCTAGAGGACCGCAACCCCAAGGGTTCGGTATGGCTTCAGCCCGTCAGCCAGGACGATGCCGCCACCGAGCTGTGCGTCAAGGCGTGCATGGAGCACGGCTGGCGCCTGTCCATCCAGACCCACAAATACGCAGGGGTGAGATGACCGACCCTCCCACACTCCAACTCACCTGGGCGGGCTTTGAGGCTGCTGTGGATCTGATCGCCGCGCAGTGCCGGTGGCGTGATCGCGCCGGCATCGCCGTTTGTTCCGGGGTTCGATGATTGAGGTGGCGAGCATCCGCTATGGCTGCAGCTGGAGGCCCGATGGCCACGTGAGGGGCTGGCCGATGCGGATCGAGTTCGGTGCGGTGGGCCCTGAGGTGACTGTTGACGAGATGCTCGAGGGCCGCGGCCATGCGGTGCTGCTGATAGACCAGCTGGTGGCGCTGGTGCGCGGGATGACTGGCCTTGATACGCCGATCAAGCTGGTGCAGCCAGTGCCTGCAGGATTGGCTTTGAAGCTCCACAATGCCGGGTTCTATGTTGCGTTGTGCTGATCTCTCCGGACGAGTACGCGAAGCAACGGAACGTGAGCGGCCGGGCGGTGCGCAAGGCGATCGCCACCGGCCGTCTGGTGAAGGGTGCACACAGAGAAGGCGGGCGGTGGAAGATCGACCCGGCTGTGGCCGATCAGGAGTGGCAGCGCAACACGGCGCCGCAGTTCCAGCGGGAGAACAAGGGGGGCGGGCGCGCCAAGGGCCAGGGCGGGGGCGCCCCTGCTGGGCCGCCCCCGGGCAGCGGCGGGGAGACGCCCAAGGTGCCAAGCCAGGCACAGGCCGCGGCCGTCCGCACCATGTATCAGGCGCGCCTGCTGGAGCTGGATCTCAAGGAGCGCCAGGGCCTGCTGGTGCCGAAGTCGGAAGTGGAGAAGGTGTGGTTCGAGGAGGGCCGGCGGGTGCGTGATGCAGTGCGGCGGTCTCCACAGCAGATGATCGGCGACATCGCGCGGGCCGTCGGGGGGCTGAACCAGGAGCAGCGCGCGGAGGTGCTCTTGATCATTGAGCGCCATCTGGTGAAGACGCTGGAGGGCCTGGCCGGTGCTGATTGAGGAGTGCCGCGCGGCGTTCCGTCGTGGGATGGAGCCGGACCCACTTCTGACGGTGAGCGAGTGGGCGGATCAGCGGCGGGTGCTGAGCGCAAAGGCGAGCAGCGAGCACGGCCCATGGCGGACGGCACGGACGCCGTACCTGCGCAAGCCGATGGATGACCTGTCGGCGACGAGCGCGGTGCAGGAGGTGGTGATGGTGTTCGGTGCACAGACGGGCAAGAGCGAGAGCCTGAACAACTGGATGGGCTACACCATGGACATCGCACCAGGGCCTGCGCTGTTCGTGCAGCCGACGATCGACCTGGCGAAGCGCTATAGCAAGATGCGCATCGCGCCGATGATCGAGGCAAGCCCAAGCCTGCAGGAGAAGGTGGCGGCCCCGCGCGAGCGGGACTCGGGCAACACGATGCTGATGAAGGAGTTCGTCGGCGGCTTCCTGATCCTGGGCGGTGCCAATGCAGCGAGCGGCCTGGCGTCGATGCCGATCCGCTACCTGGGCGGCGACGAGATCGACCGCTGGCCGGCGGACGTGGACGAGGAAGGAAATCCTCTGTCGATCGTCGAAGCCCGGACGCGGACGTTCGGTGTGCGTAAGAAGATGGCGTGGACGAGCACGCCGACGATCGCGGGGCGGAGCGCGATCTGGTCGAAGTGGGAGACGAGCAACCAGCAGCGGCTGCTGCTGCCCTGTCCGCACTGCGGGCACCGGCAGATGATCGAGTGGGAGCGGATCCGCTACGACCCGAAGGACCCGGGCCTGCCGAGCACGCTGCGGCAGCCGCCGGTGCTGATCTGCGAGCAGTGCGGCGAGGGCATCGAGGAGGACACGAAGGCCTGGTGGTATGACCCAGAGGTGTTCGACGACGACTGGTGGGAGCCTCTGTTCCCTGATCGCCAGGTGCAGGGCTATCACCTCTCTGGCCTCTACAGCCCCCTCGGCTGGTTCAGCTGGGCAGAGGCAGCGGTGGGCTACGAGAAGGCGAAGGACAACCCAGCAGACCTGAAACCGTGGACGAACACGGTGCTGGCTGAGTGCTGGAACGACGACGGCGAAGCGCCGGACTGGGAGGCGCTCTACAACCGCCGGGAGCTCTACCAGCTGGGCAGCGTGCCTGATGGGGTGGTGTTCATCACCTGCGGGGTCGACGTGCAGATGGACCGCCTCGAGCTGGAGGTGGTGGGCTGGGGTCCGGGGATGGAGAGCTGGAGCCTGGACTACCAGGTGCTGGCTGGCGACACTGCTCAGCCGAGTGTGTGGCGCGAGCTGTCGGCGTTCGTGCGCAGCGAGTTTGGCCGTGGTGATGGGCAGCGGCTGCCGATCCGGATGACGGCGATCGATTCGGGCTTCAGGAGCCAGGAGGTCTACAGATGGGTGCGAAGCCAGCCGGGCAACCGTGTGATCGCGGTGAAGGGCGGGCCGGACAGCCAGACGTCGATCATCGGCACGCCGGGGCGCGTGGAGGTGCTGCGGAACGGGAAGGCGCTGAGGGGTGGCGTGAAGGTGTGGCCGGTGGGTGGCAGCACGGCCAAGAGCGAGCTCTACGGCTGGCTGCGGCGGGGCCTACCGGACGAGGGCGAGCCGTTGCCGCATGGCTGGTGCCACTTCCCCCAGCACGGCGAGGAGTGGTTCCGGCAGCTGTGCGCGGAGCGGCTGACGAACACGATCGACCGGCGAGGTTACAACCGATTCGAGTGGGTGAAGACCAGGCCGCGCAACGAGGCCCTGGACTGCAGGGTGTATGCTCGGGCCGCGGCGGCGCTGGTCGGTGCGGATCGGTGGGGCGACGAGCGGTGGGAGATCGAGCGGAGCGGCGGGGTGGAGCGTGAGGAGCGGCGGCCGGCTCCGGTGCGGCAGCAGGAGGAGGCGCGGCCGGCGAACACGGGGAGCAGCTTCTGGGACTGAGTAGCATGGCGGCGAGGAGGCAGCCCTGATGAGCACGTTCACGCAGGCGCATCTGGCGGCGATCGAGGAAGCGATCGCTGGCGGCTACCTGGAGGTCAGGTACGACGACAAGGTGGTGAAGTACCAGTCGATGAGCGACCTGATGAAGGCCCGCAATCTGATCGCCAGCAACCTGGCGGCCGCCACCGCGCCGGTCGTGCGGATCGACTATCCGGCTGTGGTGCGGGACTACGAATGAATCCACTCGAGCAGCTGCTGGCCGTCATCTCGCCGAGGGCGGCGTTGCGGCGGCAGGCAGCGCGCATCCAGCTGGAGCAGATGCGTCGGTACGACGCCGCGGCCCGTGGCCGGCGGACCGATGCGTGGGTGACGCAGGGGAGCAGTGCTGATGCAGCGAGCGCGCGCGGGTTTGGTGTGCAGCGTGACCGGGCGCGGGACCTGGTGCGCAACAACCCGTACGCGAAGAAGGCGATCGAGTCGTGGGTGACGAACCTGATCGGTGCGGGGTGGAGCTTCAAGGCGAAGCAGAGCAGGCGGAACGGTCGGCAGGGCCAGCGGGTGACGGAGGTGATGCGTGCGTGGATGGCGGACCCGAAGCAGTGCGACTACCAGGGGCTGCAGAACTTCGACGGGCTTATGGCGCAGGCAGTGCGCTGCTGGAAGGAGTCGGGCGAGGTGCTGATCAGGATGCGGACGCCGAGCGCGGCGACGATGCGCCGGCTGGGACTGACGATCCCGATGCAGCTGCAGGTGATGGAGGGCGACTTCATCGACGAGACGCACGACACGCCGGGGGTGACGGGTCAGGGGTGGACGAAGCGCGGGGTCGTGTACGACGCCGAGGGCCGGCGCGAGCGCTTCTGGATCTACAACTACCACCCGGGCGAGAGTGCGGTGCAGGCGACGAGCATCAAGAGCAACACGGTGCCGGCGGAGCAGATCATCCACCTGTTCACGCCGGAGCGGCCTGGGATGACCCGGGGGGTCAGCTGCCTGGCGCCGGTGATGGTGCGTCTGCGGGACCTGGGGGATCTGCTGGATGCCCGGCTGATGAAGGAGAAGGTGGCGGCGTGTCTGGCCGCGGCGGTGGTGGACCTGGATGGGACGGGCAACCAGAAGTCGACGGTGGGCGATCGGATCGAACCGGGCGGGATTGTGCAGCTGGGCCCGGGGCAGGACATCCGAACGATCAACCCACCAGCGGCAGGTGAGATCGACCGGGTGATCAAGACCTACCTGCTGGAGATCGCGGCGGGGATCGGGATCACCTACGAGGAGCTGACGGGCGACTACAGCGGCGGCAGCTTCACGCAGGGGCGGATGGGCTGGATCGGATTCCAGCGGCGACTGATGAGCGACACCTGGCAGATCCTGGCGCCGATGGTGTTCGACCGTGTGGCGGAGTGGGTGTTTGATGCGATGGCCGCCATGGGCATTGCCACCGATGGCATCACCGCGGACTGGACGCCGCCACGGCGAGAGCTCTACGACCCGCAGAGCGAGACGAGCAGCACGATCTCGCGTGTGCGTGCGGGCCTGCTGCCGCCGCAGGAAGCGATCCGCGCTGATGGCTACGAGCCGGACGAGGTGCTGCGGCTGATCGCGGAATGGAACCAGCTGCTGGATGCAGCGGGGATCGTGCTGGACAGCGACCCGCGGAAGGTGAGCGCTGCGGGGCTGACGCAGGCGCGGCCGCTGGGGTCGTCGATGCCGCCGACGGGTGAGCCGCCGACGGATGCTGAGCAACCACCGGCAGCAGCAGGGCCCAGGGCTCCTGCTGCTGGCTGACCCTAGAATCGAGCGGACGAAGGAGTGCACATGAGCGACGGTCTCCTACAGACCAGGGCAATGTTCGCCCCCGAGACGATCAACGTCGAGGAGCGAACTGTTGAGCTGGTGTGGAGCACCGGCGCACAGGTGAGGCGCGCGAGCTGGTCTCGCGGCGACTACATCGAGGAGCTGAGCATGGCCCCTGGCCATGTTCGGCTGGAGCGCCTAAACAAGGGCGCACCGCTGCTCGATGCGCACGACTCGTTCTCGCTGCGCAGCCAGATCGGTGTGGTGCAGCGCGCCTGGCTGAATGGGAACGAGGGCCGCGCCCTGGTGAAGTTCAGCCGGCGGGATGACGTGGAGAGCATCTTCCAGGATGTGATCGACGGCATCTACCGCAACGTGTCTGTGGGCTACAAGGTCCACAAGACGGAGCGTGATGAGACCGGCTCAGTGCCTGTCGAGCGCGCAGTGGACTGGGAGCCGTATGAGCTCTCGCTGGTCCCAATCCCGGCAGATGCCGGGGCCCAGGTGCGCTCAGAGGAGCCCACCCCCACCCAACCCCAGGAGAGATCCGTGGACGAACTGAACCAGGGGGCGACGGCCGCTGAGGCTGCGCCCGAGCCCAAGACTGAGACCCGAGCTGCCGTGCCCCCTGCTGCTCCGGTGGTGAATGCTGAGGAGGTGCGTGCCGAGGAGCGCCGCCGGGCGTCCGGGATCCTCGATACTGCGCGGAAGCTGCAGCTGAGCGAGGAGCTGGCGCACAAGCTAATCGCCGACGGCGTGGAGCTGGGCGATGCCCGGATGCAGCTGATCGACGCACGCAGCGCCCAAGAGCGCCAGACGCCTGGCGTGGCCCGGGTGGAGGTGACCCAGGACCACGGGCAGAAGCGTCACGAAGCCAAGCTCGACTACCTCAAGGTGCGCTCCGGGCTGGCCACCCTCGACCAGTCGGAGGCCGCCCGAGAGTATCGGGGCAGCACGCTGCTGGACATGGCCCGCGAGTCGCTGGAGCTCGCCGGCATCAACCATCGGGGGATGGACAAGAGCGAGATCGCCGTTCGTGCTCTGCACAGCACCAGCGACTTCCCTCTGCTGATGGGCAGCATTCAGCGGGTTACGCTGAAGGCCGCTTATGGCGAGGAGGTGCAGACCTGGCGGCCGATGGCGGAGCAGCGCAACCTGCCCGACTTCCGCGACATGAGCGAGATCGAGGTGGGCGGCCAGATGCTGCCTGAGGAGATCAAGGAAGGCGGTGAGTACAAGACCGGTACGATCCAGGAGCAGAAGGGCTCCTGGAAGCTGAGCGAGTACGGCAAGAAGCTGGTGATCGGCCGCCGGCTGATCATCAACGACAACCTGGGTTATATCACCCGGGCCGTGCAGATTCTGGCCCGTGGCATCGCGGTGTTCGAGGCCAACCAGATGTGGGGTCTGATCACCAGCAATGCCAAGTGCATGAGCGACGATGTGGCGCTGTTTCACTCCAGCCACAACAACACCGGCAGCGGTGTGATCGGCGAGACCTCGATTTCGGAAGCGCGTCAGAAGATGCGTAACCAGAAGGACTTCACCGGCAAGAACCCGCTGTACGTGGTGCCGCAGTACATCCTGCTGCCCACCGTGCTGGAGACTGCGTTCGACAAGTTCAACACCACGATCGTTCCGAACCAGACCAGCAACGTCAACATCTTCTCGGGCTACCTGCAGAAGATCGTGGAGCCCCGCCTGGATGCTTCGAGCCTCACCCAGTGGTACATCGTTGGCAACTACCCCGGAGTGGACAAGCTGGTGTACGGCTACCTGGAGGGCGAGGCCGGGCCGACGATCGAGTCGGAGATCAAGCGCGATCCTGATGGGATCACCACCTACCTGCGGCACGACTTCGGCTGCATGGTGAGCCAGCACCAGGGCTTCTACCGTTCGACTGGGGCCTGATCCAGGCCTATTTCTGATCCCATTCTCTGAGGACTGATCTGATGAAAAATCATGTGCAGGAGGGCCGCTACGTTGAGGTGACCCTGCCCTATGCCCGGAAGTCGGGAGAGGGTGTTTTGGTCGGCTCGCTGTTTGGCGTCTGCGTCGTCGACGGCGCACAAGGCGATGTAGTGAACATCGACACCGAGACCGTGTACGACCTGACCGCCGCGACCGGTGCGAGCACCGATGCGACCCAGGGGGCAATTGCCTACTGGGACAACGGAAGCGGTGCCCGTCGGGTGACTCCGGTGGCCGGCACCAGCCCTGCGAACACCCGGATCGGTGTGTTCCTGGCGGCGAAGGCGACCACCGACGCGGTGGCGCGGGTGCTGCTCGACTGATGCTGAACGACCTGGCGAACAGGGCGCTGCGTGCTGTGGTTGGGGTGATGGGGCAGCCCATCACCTACAGCCGCGGCGGGCAGGCCACGACCGCCAAGGGCGTCTACCAGGCCTCGCATGTGGGGCTGGATCCAGAGACCGGCGTGCGTGTGAACAGCACGCAGCCGGTGCTGCTGGTGAACCGTGCGGATCTGCCGTTCAACCCACGGCAGGGCGACACGGTGGAGGTGGCTGGGATCTTGTTCCAGGTGCGGGACCCGCAGCCTGATGGCCACAATGGGTGGCTGCTGATGCTGAATCGGGTGAGCGTGTCTGCGGTGTTCGATCCGGATGTGTTCGAGCCTGGGGTGTTCCTGTGACCAGCCGCCGCACGCAGCTCCGCGAAGCATTCCGCAATCGCCTGAGGAGCGGGACCAGGGCGGGGGAGCGTGTGCACACCGGCCGGCTGATGCCGCTGGACGATGAGAACGAGACGCCGGAGCTGCCGGCGATCATTGTGCACACGCGCGAGCCGGAGAAGATCTTGCAGCGCAGCCCATCGGGCTGGAATGGGTTTGAGAAGCGGCGGTGCATGGTCGCGGTGCAGATCGTGGGGCAGAGCTTCGATGATCTCGATGCTGACCTCGATGCGATCGCCAGCGAGGTGGAGGCGCGGCTGCAGACCTGGGTGATCCCAGGGTTTGAGTCGACCGATGCCTTCCTGGTGGACAGCGAGATGGCGGACCCAGAGTTCGATGGCAGCCTGGCGACGTCGGTGCTGACGCTGCGCTACAGCGTGGACTACATGACGCCGTACCGGGCCTGCAGCGACCCGTACGTGGATGCGGAAGCGGCGGCCGGGGATGGCCCGCTGGAGCGCAGCGGAGCGTACCCAGGCGGGCAGGTGACCCCCGGGTGCCCGGCCGGGAGCACAGGAGAGGCCTGCCCGATCGGCGAGGCGGAGTTGTTCTCTGAGCAAGAACCGATCAACTAAAGTGCTGCTGAAGGGAGGCGCCCCATGACACTGGATCTGATCCGCCGGCTGGACAAGGGAGCGCGCCTGACGAGCGATGACCACGACCACAACCTCGATGTGCTGGAGGAGGCGATCGAGGAGATCACGCTGACGCCTGGTGGGGATGGCGATGATGGCCGCGAGGTGGAACTGCAGGCGTCGTCGACGCACATCCAGTGGCGGTACGTCGGCGCACCCAGTTGGACGAACCTGATCGCGCTGTCGGAGATCAGCGGTTCGGACGGCAGCGAAGTGCAGCTGCAGGCCAGCTCTACGCACATCCAGTGGCGGTATGTGGGGGGCACAACCTGGAACAATCTGATCGCCATCTCGGCGATCACCGGCACCAACGGCACTAACGGCACCAACGGGACGAATGGGACGAATGGCACCGATGGGCGAGAGATCCAGCTGCAGGCCAGCGCCACGCATCTGCAGTGGCGGTACGTCGGCGCCCCAAGCTGGAACAATCTGGTGGAGCTGGTCGCGCTGGGCCCCGGCACGAATCTCAGCTACGACCCGGCCACGCGGGTCCTGGCCAGCAGCAGCGGCGATGATGTGACGCTGCCGCTGGTGGCGACTGATGCCGCTGGCCTTTCTCGGGCCACGTCGTTTGCAGCCCTGACTTATGCAGCGACGGTCAACATCGACATGGCTGCACTGCACGGGCAGACGCGGACGATCAGTCTCACGGGCAACCTGGAGCTGACATTCAGCAACCAAGCGGCTGGCCGGTGGGTTGCATTGCGTTTGGTCTGCGATGCCTCGTTGCGAACGCTCACATTCCCCGCCGGCCTTGTTTTTTATGGCGCTGCTGCGCCATCTAGCATTGCTGCCAACAAAGAGGCTAAATTTGCCGTGGAGTTTTTCGGTACTACTGACGCAACGGGCCGTGCTGGTTATTCGGTGCAGCCATGAGAAGCCCGCTATCTGATCCGCTGTTTTTGGCGATGATTGGTGGCCCGCCACCAGTCACAGACCCAAACTTCTCTAGCGTGTCGCTGCTGCTGCCGTTTGACGGAACGGATGGTAGCACGACGTTTACAGACTTGAGCGCAAATAATATATTTATGACAAGGGCCACGGCTGGACCTACAATTAGCACGGCGCAAAGCAAATATGGCGGAAGCAGCCTGTTTACTTCCGGTGTAGAGGCGAACATCCGGGATGAGGCTGCTAGGGCTGAACTGCTTTTGGATGATGACCTTACGATTGAGTGCGATGCAAGAACAACTAGCACGGGTGACCAAATTATTTGCGGCGCCCAGTCGCCAAATAATCAGATATTTCGCCTGAATTTCTCAGGCCCCGGATCTGTCTTTATCTTTCTCGCTAACACTTTTTTTGCTTCGTCTGACAACATTATTGCAATTAACACATGGCACCACTACGCGCTTACGCGCAGTGGTATTACTATTCGGTTATTTGTCGATGGTATTCAGCGTGGCAGTGTCGCGACCAGTGAAAGCATTAGACTAGCTCGCATCGGTTCTGTTTTCGGCGCCGGTTTTGTTGGCCACATCGACAATTTTCGCGTAACCAAAGGCATCGCCCGCTACACCGCGAACTTCACCCCGCCCACCGCCCCGTTCCCGACTTCCTGACATGAACCAACCAACACTTGCGCCAATGGGGGTCGGCAGCTCTATCGCCGCTGGCATTGTGGGCGCTCTTATTGCGTTCTACAACATTGAAGACTGCCCGCGTTGATCACCAGCCCGGCAAACCCACCCACCACAGCCGAACTACCCTGGGTGCAGCTCGACCGGCTGACTTCTGATCAGGAGCCGACCATCCCATGACCGCCACCCGCAGCCGCAAGGCTTCCCAGCCGCCCAGGCTGCTGCCCCTTCCCCTCAGCGTCGACACCCTCGCCGCATTCATGAACCTGGAGCAACCTGACCGCGATCGTCTCCAGCAGGGCCTCGATCTCGCCACCCAGGCCGCCGCCGCCTACATCTCCCGCCCCATCACCGGCAACGAGCCGCACGGTATCCGCCACGGCATTCACATGCTCGCCGCACAGCTGCTCATCACCGACCAGCTCGACGCCACACCCACCGGCCAGCAGATCCCAGGCGTCGTCCGCTACCTCTGGAAGACCGCCAATGCTGGGGCTTAATCGCTCCGACCAGCGCACCAGCGGCGTCGGATCACCCGAGGCGACCGATCACTCCCGGCGCCTCCATAACCTCGCCCGCTACGGCGTCGTCGCCCAGGTCGACTACACCGGCGAGACCGCCGGCTTTCCCGCCATCCGCGTCGACCTCCAGGACGGCCAGCTCCGCACCGAGTGGCTCCCCTGGTTCACGCCACGCGCCGGCGGCGATGTCGTCTGGG